AGGGCGCTGAGCCCCGGCTTCCGCGAGTGTCCGAAACCATGCATATGCGTTTGGTGTGCCGAATATGCGGTTGGAAGTCACTTCAGGGGGCCTGGAGGGTCGATCACGCCGATATTCGGGTGGTCAGAGGGGCTTATTCTCACTTTGAGCATAAGTCTGGCGAAAATGGGCCGAAAAGGGGGTGTGTGCCGAGTTACCCGTTATCTACTCTCCCTATATAGGAAAAATCACGACGAATATTTTCTCTACACACAAGACTAGCTATTTCTCTCTATTAGGCACACCTACTAGGTAAAAGATTGAAATATAAGGATAAAAGACGTGATCCGAAAGGTGTGCCTAATGTTTGGTGATCCGAACATGTGATCCGAATAGGCCTCGAAAACGTGAAAATTTGGAGTCGGCGGCGTGCGCCAAGGCCACTATGGTCGATAAATTGGACTAAATTGGTGTTCTGGACCGGATTGCCAATTATTCGGATCACACTTAGGCACACAGAGATCGTCACCCATTTTGGTTGACCTATCAGGCATGAAAAACGCCCCCGGAAGTGATTTCCGAGGGCGCGATCTGAACGGGCGGTGATTTTGGCGTTTTAGAGGTCGGATTCGATCCAGGCGCGGATGCGATCGTTGTCCACGAACCCCAGTTCGTCTGTCCACAATTCCGGTTCACGCGACCACATGCGGCGAATTGAGCCCTTGCGACCGCCGATGCGTACGCGGCCGAGCAGGGTGAACCCGAGGCTCAGGAGCATCCGGTTCATGGCGTTGGTTTGCGGAGCAACGATGTTCTCCTCGAACAGCTCGTCCACGAGCGCGGTCGCGTCGAGGATCGCGGAACAGATGTCGATGCGGGTCGAGTTGGCGATCAGTTCTTCGATCGCTTCCTGCTCTTCGGTCTTGGCGTAGGAAATCATTTCCGTGCGGGCTTTCGATTGCGGGGCGCGGCGGACGTTGCTGAAGGAAGGGCTGATCTCCCAGTCCATCAGCCATCGGCGCAGGGCTCCGGGGTGCTCCAGGGCGTCGTGGAGCCGGTCAAAGTAGGTCGGGTCGCCGAGAAGAAACCGCTCTAGCGCCCGCTTAGTCTGGAACCGGCTGAACAGGATGAAGTAGCGGGTGTCGTTGTCGTCCAGCGGCAGGGCGTCGCGGAAGTTGGTGGTCAGGAAGTAGGTGACCGTGTTCAGCGACTCGTAGACGTCGGTGTTCATCCGGCGCACGGATACCGTGACGTTCGTCAGCAGGGGTTTGACCTTGTTGAGCACGTCGAAGCGGTTGTGTCCGTGCAGCTTGATCTCTTCGAAGAAGACGAACTGCGAGCCCTCGGCCCAGCCGTTGAATTTCTCCTCGACGTTCTGGGCCTGGAGGTTGCGGACGTTGCGGCTCCCAAGCACCGCCGCCATCAGGCGGTAGAAGAACGACTTGCCGTCACCCTCGGTACCCTGCATCAAGATCGCCCAGTTCAGGCGCTTGCCGGGGTTCTGGACGAGGAAGGCCATGGCGTCCAGCAGGACGCGGCGGTCCTTTTCGTCGGCGAACAGGAAGGCCACATGGTCTTCGACGGTCTTGATCGCTTGACGTTCGTCACGAGAGAGTTTGCGGGGGCGTTCCGGGACCTCATCGTCGCTGTAGGTGTTGACGTATGGCCGCCGCTGGTAGTGGAAGAACTCGTCCTCCCCCGGCAGGTACATCATGTTGTCTACGACGGTGATCTGGAGGTTGTGGAGCACGTACTGGGATGGCAGGGTTTCCGGAACTGACTTCCCCTCCAGGCGCTCGACCGGCGTGAGCATGTAGCGCCCGAACGCCCGGTCAAATGCCCGCTCTCCGAACTCTTTCTTGGTCCCCGTGTTGTAGAACGAGGCCGTGTGGGTCATGTAGACCCAGCCTTCGGTCCACTTCGGGGCGTCCTCGTTCCTCGGGCGCTCGTAGGCCACGAGCCCGCGTGCCGCGCCGATCGCCATGGGCGTCGAAGTTATTTCCTTGAAGCGCTTCTGGACCAAACCGATGATCTGGGTCCGCTGGAGAACGTCGAACTCGACCTGCTTCACCTTGTCGCAGACCTTCCGGAGCGCCTCGGTCGATTCGACCTCCCGCAGCGCGGCCATGAAGTCCTTGAACGTCTCCTCGGCGACCTCTTTCTCGTGAGCCGCCGCGAGCTTGATGATCAAACGGGCCGTGACGGGCGCTCGGCCCTTCTCGGCGATGTCGAAGGTGGGCCAGCGGGCCTCCAGGGCGTCGCTGTCGTAGTTGTGCGCCTCGGCGGACCACTCGTGCCAGAGCGCCAGACCCTCGTCGGACCCGTCGAACTGGTGGTAGAGCGCCATGCCGATCTGGAACCACGTGTCGTGGTCCTCGGCCCCAGGCACGAGCATCAGCAGGCGACGGATTTCCTCGTCGTCGAGGTCGTTGACGCGGTCCGTGTCCGCCGCGAAGGGGTCGTCGAAGTCGGACGGCCCGGTCGGCTGGAGGCGAGCTAGGGCGCGAGACCCCTTGGCCTCTTCCCAGCCCCGCGCCTCGCAGAGTCGGTGGAACTCCTCGACGATCGCGAGCCCGTCTTCGTGGGTCAGGATCGGCAGGTCTTCCCACTTCACCGTGGCCAGGGACGGGCCGATCCACTTGTAGGGGCTCCCCGTGTCCGGGTGGACCGCGAACGCCACGAACTGCTGACCGTCGCCGAGGATTTCGACCTTCCGCAAGTGGCCGACCGGCTTGCCACCGTGGCTCATGGCCGCGTTGGGGTCGGCCCACTCGTCCTCGTAGGTCTTGGAGTTGATCTTGGGGAACGGCTTGTCGGTTCGGAACGCCAGACCGCGCTTAGGGGCCATACCGATCCGCAGTGGCGCGTCGCCGAACTGCTCGCGGACGAAGGCCTCCATGGCCAGCGCCATTTCCTCGTCCAGGATGTCCAGATCGACGAAGGGCGTCTTGCGGGCGAGGATGCCAACGCCGCAGCGGGCGTGCTTGCCGTCGATCCAGCCCCGAAGTTCCTTCTTCGTGGCTCTGATCTTCTGCCAGTTCTTCATATCCGGCGTCGCGGGCGGATGCTTCGCGCCGCGCTGGATAGGGATGATTTCGTAGCCCCCGGAAATCAGACGATCGCCGTACTTGGCGAGGTACCCGCGAGGCTTATTCTGATCGCTCATGTCAGGCCTCGGTAACTAGGAACAAGTCGGGACGCAGCAATTCGCGGGGGAATCGCTCTCGACCCAGAAGTTCCTCGATACCGATGGCCAGTTTGGGCGATATTTCGTTGAGACCGGCCAGCGTTCCAGAGTGAAACCCCAGAGCCTTCGACATGTCCGACAACTGGCCGGACGGCGAATAGTAAAGGGCGGCTAGCCTGATCATGAAACGAGCGCGGATAGTCTTCGGGTCGAAACCCTCGACTTCAGCGCAATATTTTGGGAGCGTCACGTGCATCGTCTGTGCTCTAGCTAAGCTGTCCGTCCAGCCATAGCCTGTACGGTCGCGTGTAAGCAAGAAAATTATTGTCGAAGGTTCTGCTTGACCGTCATCTCTGGCCATGCTTGATAGGCCTCGTCAACGGCCCGACCGGGCCTCAAACCTGAACACGGAGGCCTACACATGGCTCTGGAAGACAAGATCGACACGCTGATCACCGCCGTCAACAAGCTCGCGGACGTGATGGCGAAGAACGGCGGCGGCGCGGCGGCCGGGGCCAAGGCGGGCGGCGCTACGGCGGGCAAGGCGGGCGGCGACAAGGCCGCCGCCATCTCGGCCGACGACCTGAAGGCCCTGATCGTCAAGGTCAAGAACGAGAAGGGCGAGGACGCCGCCAAGGAAGTCATCAAGGGCGCTCTGGGCAAGAACGGCAAGCTCGCCGACCTGCTGGCCCTGTCGGCCAAGTTCCCGAAGGCCAAGCAGCTCGCCGAAGCCGCCCTGGCGGCCGAGGACGACGAGCCGGAGCCCGAAGTCGAAGACGACGACGAGCTGTAGGCTCTTCGTCGGCGCTCCCGGTCCGTGGACCGGGGGCTCTTCGGGGGATGCACCGGGGTTTATTCCCTTTCACTCTTCACGGAGCGGAATCGGAGCGGACGATAGGTACCCGGTGCATCCCAGCCCAAGAGCCAACAGAGGGACACCCCCATGACCACCACCATCACCATTCACCCGGCGGGTCACCGCGTCGAAGTGATCACGACCGACCAGTACGCCGATCGCGACGCCGTCGTCTCGACCGTGACCTTGGAGCCCGGCTCGGCCGCGCACTCGGCCTACATCACCGACACCCGGTCGATCGAGGTTCGCGAAATCCCGCTGGCCTCGGCCGCCGAGACCGCCGAGGCTCCGGCCGACGACGACGCGGTCGATCTGGAAGACGAAGAAGACTAGGTCTTCGACGTCGGCCCCTGGTCTTCGGGCCAGGGGTTTCGTTTCAGCCCTTTGTGAGTGGAGAGACTCATGACCGCTACGGTCACCATCGAGCCCGGCGAGCGTCGTGTCGAGATCATCAAGATCAACAGCCAGGATGGCTCGCGGGGCGTCACTGTCCTGGAGCCCGGCGACGACGCCGTGGAGATCGAGACGACGGATCACGTGACGATCCAGATCATCGAAGAAGTCGGCGAAGAAGACGAGGAATAACCCCGTCGCCCCTGGCCCCCAGGCCGGGGGCTCTTCGGGGAAGCGCTGGACTGCCGATCGTAAGGTTCCCCCACCGCCGCGATCGGTAATGTCTCCGCCGAGGTGTCCGGCGCTTCCACCCCAAGAGCCCCTCCAACAGAAGTTACTTCCGACATGGCGTCTGACCACGGCTTCGATCTGGAGGCCCTTCAAGCACACGGGCACTCCATTTTCTCGCCGTCATCGTCGGCCATGTGGCTGTTTTGCTCGGGGTCATTGATCCCGAACATTATGGCCGACGATGACGCGGGAGAAGATGCCGCGTACGGTACAGTTGGCCATCAGGTCGGCGAAGAGTGGCTGTTGGGCTACGAAAACGTCGTTCGTGATCGTATGCACCCCACGCCGACCCAAGAGTACACCGGGGATGATATCGAGGATTCCGCGCCGACTTACCTGATCGGCCGCGTAGTGACGGTGAAGGGTCGGAAGACGTCGTTTGACATCACGATCGACGCCGAGATGCTGGCCTATGTCCGCGAATACGTGGAGTGGTGTGTCAGTCTACCTGGGACCCACTACGTCGAGACGCGTGTCAACTACGAGAACCTTACTCCTATCCCCGGCCAGGGTGGCACGGCTGACCATGCGGCTTGTTCGCCCGGACTGCTGGTGATCACCGACCTGAAGATGGGCCAAGGCATCAAGGTCTACGCCAAGTGGAACACCCAGGCGCTATTGTACGCCTACGGCTTCTTCCGAGAATACGATTTCGAGTACGACTTCCAGACGATCGAAATCCGCATCTGCCAACCGCGTCTGGAACACTTCGACACTTGGACCGTCACGCGGGAAGAGCTGCTGGAGTTCGTCGCGACGGTTCCGGAAAAGGCTCTCGCCGCCTGGGTCCCCAACGCGCCGCGCACGCCCGGCCCGAAGCAATGCCAGTGGTGCAAGATCGCCACGACCTGCGCCGCGCGTCTGGCGTGGCTCGAAGATGCCTTCGACGAGGATAGCGTGTTCGAAAACGAAGAAACCGAATTCGATGAGCATGGCGCGATCATCGGAACGTACTCGGTCGTGGACATGGAGGCCTCCCAGAACCGTCTCCTGGCCGGGAAGTCACTTCTGCCAACCAAGGACCCCGGCGAGATGCCGACGAGCGTCCTGGCGAAGTTGCTTCCGTTCCGCAAGCAGATCGAGAAGTTCTTCAATGCTGTTCACGTCGAGCTGACGGACCGCGCCCACGGCGGCGAGGAGGTCCCCGGCTACAAGGTCGTCGATGGCCGCGAAGGCGATCGTCAGTGGATCGAGGACACCGACTACGTCCAGCAAGACCTAGAGTTCATGGGCCTGGACGAAGAAGAGATGTATGAGCGCAAGCTGAAGAGCCCTGCGCAGATCACCGAATTGCTGCATAAGAAGTTTCCTGGACTTTCCAAGAAGAACGCAGCACTATCAATTGCCGATCTTGTCACTCGCTCGGGTGGCAAGCCAACGCTTGTGCAGGACGCGGACACGCGCGATGCGCAGGAAGACCCCGGTGATGTCTTCATTGACGAAAGTCTCTGACGACTGGGTCGAGAAACCCGGAAGAACTGAACACAGGAGGCCATCATGGCCAACAAGAACCGTACCGTCGTCGAGACCGTCTATCACCCGACCAAGAAGGACAGTAAGGGCAACAAGTTCGTCCTCGCCGCCCTCTACTCGGATGGGACGATCCTTCTCCGGCACGTCCGCTTCAGCTACCCCCACGTCGGCAATGCCTACGAGGGGGAAAACGACGCGGGTCAGAAGACCAAGACGTACGGCGTCGTCGGCTTGATGCCGAAGGACGAGTACAAGCCCGTCATGCGCCTTCTGAAGCGCCTGAAGGAAGAAATGCTCGCGGAAAAGAAGGTCAAGGCCATCGCCGACGACAAGTTCTATCTGCGCGATGGGGACAAGACGGCCAAGGAAACGAACGAGGGGATGTACGTCGTCTCCACGCGCGAGACCAACCGCCCGAAGGTCCGCAACGTCAAAGGCGAGCGCATGACCGATCCGGACGCCATCGACGAGATGTTCTATGGCGGCTGCTTCGGCAACATGCTGATCCGGCCCTGGTGGCAAGATCACAAGAAGTACGGCAAGCGCGTCAACTGCGGCCTCACCGCCGTCCAGTTCGTGCGTGACGGCGAGCGGTTCGGTGAAGGCCGGATCGGCGAAGACGACATCGACGAAACGTTCGAGGCGGAAGACGAGGAAGAGTTCGACTCGGACTCGGGCTTCGACGACGACGATGACGACGGCCTCTAGGGCCTGCGAGGCTAGGGTTTTCAGGTCCCTTAGCCACCAGTCAACCCTATGAGCGGGCGGCGTGACCGGGTTCTCCCACTGCGGTCACGCCGCCTTTGCCGCCGGAAGCAACTTCCATGACAGCCCTACATCTGGACTTCGAAACGAAGAGCCGCGTGGACCTCAAGAGGGCCGGGCTCGACCGATATTCCGCCGACGAGAGCACGAAGGCCCTGATGTGCGCCTACGCTTTCGACGACGAAGAGCCGCGTCTGTGGCAACGCGGCGACGGGGCCTTCCCCAAAGCCGTCATCGAAGCGGTTCAGGACCCCCACGTCGAGAAGTGGGCTTTCAACTCGCCGTTCGAGCGTTACACGCTCCGGCGTCAGATTGGCATCAAGACCCCCGTGGCCGGATGGCGTGACACGATGGTCTTGGCCTTCATGCAAAGCTTCACGGGTACCCTGGACCAGATCGGTAAACAGGTCGGTCTCCCTCTCGAAAAGCAAAAACTGGCTGACGGCAAGCGCCTGATCAACGTCTTCTGCAAGCCGCAACGCCTGACCAAGAACCGTACCGAGGAGTGGCGGGACGAATGGACCGATCCCGAGGACTGGGAGGCGTTCTGCGGCTACTGCAAGCAGGACGTGGTCACCGAGCGAGCGATCAAGAAGCGCCTGATCAAGTTCCCGATCCTGCCGTTCGAGTGGGAGCTGTTCGAGCATGACCTGCTAACGAACGAGCGCGGTTTCCCGCTCGATATGGACTTCATCGAGAACGCGATCCGCATGGCGGATAGACGGAAGGCCGAACTCGTCGCCGAGATGCGGGAGATCACGGGCCTCGCAAACCCGAACAGCCCGATCCAGTTGATCCCGTGGCTGCGGGCCAACGGGTACCCGTTCGAGGACATCCGCAAAGATACGATCCTTAAGGTCATCGGCGAGAACAAAGACCAAGACGGTGATCTAGACGACCCGCAGTGGGGCGGAACGTTCTCGGAAGTCACTTCCGAGTGCTTCGAAGTCATGAAGCTGCGTCAAAACTCGGCCCGACTGTCGGTCAAGAAATACGACAAACTGAAGGCTTCGCAGGTTCGCGGCAGGTTCCGCAACGGCTTCCAGTTCGCCGGGGCGGCTCGGACCAACCGGGCCGCAGGTCGCGGTATCAACCCTCAGAACCTCACCCGGACACCCAAGAACCTGGAGCCGGACGCCAAGCACTGGGAAGCTCAAGGCTACCCCGGCGACTATCTCCTGAACATGATCACCGAGGCCATCCGTCAGGACGACTACTCGATGGTCAACCTGATGGTCAAGGAGCCCATGGACGCTCTGGCTGGGACTGTCCGCTCCGCGATCCGTGCGCCTGAAGGCTACGAGTTCATCGCAGCCGACTTGTCGTCCATTGAAACCTGTGTTTCGGCGTGGTTGTCGGGCTGTGACCGTTTGCTGAGCGTTATCCGCGCCGGACAGGACCCGTACAAGGACTTCGCGACGATCCTCTATCACGTCCAGTATATGGAGGTGACGAAGAACCAACGCCAGATGGCCAAACCGGCCGTCCTCGGCGCTTGCTATCGCCTTGGCGGCGGCGAGCTGAAGAACGGGAAACGGACAGGTCTGTGGGGTTACGCCGAAAGCCTCGGCGTCAACATGACGCAGGCGGATAGCGTGCGGTCGGTGAAGGCCTATCGCGAAGCCTATCCGGAAATCCCCAAGCTCTGGTATGCGCTTGAAGAGGCTGTGGAGCGCTGTATCCGCACGGGCAGGGCGACCCAGCCGGTGATCATGATCGGCTCTAGAAAATTCGTCGTTCCTGTCGTCATCGAAATGATGAAGCCATATCTGACGATCCGACTGCCGATCGGGGATCGCCGCCGGATGTACTACTACAAGCCCCGCATCGTGAACGTCACGCGCGTCGGTAAGAACGGCGAGAGCTACACTAAGAAGACGTTTACCTACATGGGCAAAGAGCAGGGCTCGAACGTCTGGAAGCGCCTGGAAAGCCACGGCGGCAAGATCATGGAGAACATCGTCCAGGCGTTGGCCCGCGACGTACTGATGCAAGGTTATCTCCGCGCCTCCAAGATGGGCTTCAAGATCGTCATGCACGTCCACGACGAACTGGTGGCCCTGATCAAGAAGGGCGACAACTACTTCACGATTGACCGGCTTATCGAGTGCATGATCAAGGATATTCCCGGCGCTGACGGCCTGCCGCTACGAGCAGACGGTCAGGCCTTCGCGTTCTACAGGAAGTAGCGATGCAGGAGCCCAAGACATTTGACCTAGCGGGCCTGACCGAGCTGCAGCAAGAGCTGAAAGGTTTCCCATGCAGGACGTGCCTGAATTTCAAAGAACCATCAGAGCCGCACTTGATGGGCTTCTGCGCGAAATACTCAGCGCACCAATGGCCTACCCTGAGATTATTCGACTGCTGGAGCCATGTCGCCAGCAGCTCGCTCTCAGGCAAACTGAAAGAATTGGAGGTGGCCCTGTCGAGGCTGCTCGTGCAGATGGAGAAACGGAAATGAATGACGCGCACTACAGCAGCGGCGTTCGTCGCTACGAGAACCCGGTCTACGTTCAACGCCGAGCGCTGGCGCTGATCCGTTCCTGGCCGGAAATTCCGGAGGGATCGGAACATCTGGTCGGCCTTCTGATCGACGCCGGTATTCTGAGCGAAGACGAGGATCGGGAAGAAGGTGACATCGGCTTCTCTCGGTTCGGAGAGCGGGTGAAGGAAATCTGCCGTGATCAGAACTTCAACTTCTGGCTCCTGCCCGTTTTTCTTGACCTTCTGCCGGTCGATCATCTGGCGCAGCGGACGCCGCCAGCCGACGCGTACATGCGGGTCTTGCAACTCGACTGGAACAGTCGTGATGTCCGAACCTACATCTCCGAACGGTTGAGAGAACAGGACGGAACGATTCCGTTGATCCGTCAGCCGCCGCGCGACCTGCTCTCGATGATGTCGGCGCTAGGCGAGGCCTTCGACAGGCTTACGACGCTGCTATGATCATTCCCTCGGTCCAGAAGCGACGAGACGACGACAAGAAGCGAGCGAGGCTTATGGCTCTCGACGCTCTTGACGGCGGTGATCGTTGCCGCAAGTGGACCGTGGGCGAATACCCGAATATACGTTGGACCCTTGAGCAGTTGGGCTATGCCCTGGACCGCCTGACCGCAGTGATGGAAGTGACTTCCGAATGACGACCCTGGCCGAAGCCACCGTGAAGTCCATGCTGAAGTGGAAGCGGAAGCCCGCTGATCTGTACCCCACGCCGCACCCGGCGACGGTGGCGATCTTCAAGGTGCTCGACTTGAGGGATACGGATCAGGGCTGGGAACCGGCTTGTGGGCGGGGCGACATTGCCAGGATCGTTGAGCGTCTGGGCCTCTACATGATGGCCTCTGATCTGCGGCATAGCGGGTTTGGTCAGGGAGGCATCGATTTCCTGAACGAAGACACTGACCCGGAGATGGTCAGGGCGGTCTTTGACTTCCTGATGACCAATCCGCCGTTCTCGCTTGCCGAGGAGTTCATTCGCCGCGCGCTTCAGCACTACAAAATCCGCAAAGTGGCGATGCTGCTGAAGTCGAACTACTGGAACGCCGCCGGTCGCCTCAAGCTGTGGGACGATTGCACGCCGACCGGCTTCTATCCCTGCACCTGGAGGCTCCCATTCCTGAAGAAGGAGCGGGGCAACAACCCGATCATGGACTGCGATTGGTGGGTATGGGACGCCGACAAGCCTCCTTTGCCCTGTAGGCCCCTTCCGAGGCCTCACCCTTCCGATGTACCGGATATCGGTGACGCGCCGCTCCTGACGTATCTGGCGGACCTGGGAGAGGCCCTGGAGAGCCTTACGGAGGTCGTTGATGCGTTTGGAGCCTAGGACGGTCTACGAGGCCGACATTGAGAAGAAAATCGTCGCAGCGGCCGAGCGGCTAGGCTGGTGGGTCGCGAAGTTCGTGTCTCCGGGCCTGAACGGCGTGCCGGATCGCATCTTCCTGCGCCTCGTCGGGAATCGCTTTCGCTGTGTCTTCATTGAAGTGAAACGGCCGGACGAAGAACCCAGCGCGCAGCAGGCCAAACGCCACCGCGAGCTTCGCGAACACGGGGCCGAGGTTTACTGGGTCGATAGTCTGGAGAAGGCTCTTGAAATTCTCCGCTAACGAGTTCCTGGCTGCGAAGTTCGCTCACGTCGAGCGCGGTGAAGAAGACCTGGAAGACTATCAGGTCGAAGCGACTGACTTCATCGACGCCAATCCGTTTTCCGCGTTGTTCATCGACACGGGCCTAGGCAAGACGATCATCGTCTTGACCCTGATCGTCAGACTGTGGCTGCGTGATCCGTGGGGCCTGAAGGTCTTGATCGTCGCTCCTCCGCGCGTGGCGTCGCAAGGGTGGCCAGATGAAATCTCGGCCTGGGGCCACACCGCGTTCCTGTCGCACTCGGTGATCCGCTGCGATGATGACGAGCCGGAGGTAAAGGCCGCCGAGAAGCAGGCCTATCAAGAGGCTTGCGAGTGGAATAGCCGGTCCGAGGCGAGGTCTATCGCGGGCAAGGTGGCGACGCTGAAGAAGGAGGAGATCAGACTGCGTCGCCTGAACAAGGACGCCGTGGTCTATACGATCGATATCCATCACCTGGAGTGGTTGGTGGACAAGTTCTCGATCTGGCTCCCCCACAAGCGGGACAAGCGGAAGTTAGTTCGCAAGATCGTCGGCTGGCCTTTCCGCGTCGTGGTGCTTGACGAGTCGTCTGGCTACAAGGACCACAACAGCAACCGGTTCAAGGCCATCGCGGCGGTTCGTCAAGCCGGTTTCATCGACCGGCTTATCGAGTTGACTGCTACTCCGGCGGCCGAGGGCTACATGGGTATCTTCGCCCAGATTTTCCTTCTGGACCTGGGTGAACGCTTCGGCCGACTGATCACGCCGTTCCGCAAGAAACATTTCGATCCGCATCCGGTCGTGAAATTCGTCTGGGAGCTGAAAGAGGGAGCCAAGGAAATCATCGGAAAGATCATCGCGGATATCGTGATGGTCATGGAGGCGCGCGACTACATCGACGGCCTGGACCCGATCTTCATTCCGCGCCCGATGGAAATGACTTCCGACGAGATGGCGCTGTACAAGAAACTCCAGCGGGAGATGGTGATCGAAATCCCGGTTGGCGACGAAGGCCAAACCGAGGAGATCGAAGCCCGCAACGCCGCCGCCCTGGCGGGCAAGCTCATGCAACTGGCCGCCGGGGCCGTCTACAACGACGAAAAGGTCGCCCGTGTAGTTCATGACCACAAGATCAACGACCTGAGAGAGCTGATGGAGGAGCTTCGCGGCGAACCCCTCCTGATCGCCTACTGGTATAAGTCTTCCCGTGTTCGCCTGAAGAAAGCGTTCCCGAAAGCCCAAGAGATCGACGCGGCAGGCAAGATGGTCGGCCGCTACGGACCGTGGAACTCCGGCAAGGTCAAACACCTTCTGATCCATCCTGCGTCAGACGGTCACGGGCTGAACCTTCAATACGGGCCGGGTCACGACGTCTACATGTTCGAGTATCCCTGGTCCTACGAGCTGTTCTACCAGTTGTGGCGACGCCTCGCCCGGCGGGGTCAGAAGCTTCAAGTTCGGGTCCACATGCCGGTCGTCAAAGGGACGATCGAAGAGCGGGTGGTCAAAAAGCTCAAGATGAAGGAAGATGCGCAGTCTTGGCTCTTCGGGTTCCTGAAGCGCCAGCGCAAGAAGCTGATGGAGAAGAAGCGTGGCGCTTAAGGACAGTATCGGTGCGAAAGCCGATCAAGAGAACGAGAAAATCGACGAGCTGTTGGGCGGTGCTACCTCCCGACAGCTTGCCGCGCTTTTTCACAAGTCCGACGCCACGGTGAAAGAGCAACTCGCGGAGATCAAGCCCATCGCCCGGCGGCGCGGGAAGTACGTCTATTCGATCCACGAGGCCGCGCCTTATCTCTGCCGCCCGAAGAACGCCCGGCAAATCGCCAACTTCATCAGAACCGCCCGGCCACAGGACATGCCGCCGATCCTGACCAAAGAGTTCTGGAACGCCCAGAGAGCCCGTCAAGCGTTCCTGGCCGGGGAAGGTAAGCTCTGGGACACAGATCGGATCGTGGGGCTTCTGAGCGAGGTTTTCGGTAAGATCAGGATGGACCTGCTGCTTCTGCCGGACGAAATCGAGCGGAAGCAACTTCTGACGGACGAACAGATCAACTTCATCCGGGAAAAAGTGGACGCCACGCTGGCCACCGCCGCCGAAGCCCTTGTCCTCCAATTCAACAACGATGACGGCGAGTTTGCCGTGAAGCCGGGTTCCTACCATGACGCAGCCGAACTTGAACGCCTTCTCGGCGACCTCGCCGCTGAAGACGAAGGCGTCGCAAAAGCAACCCAAAGAGACGACGCAGACGACATCCTCTTCGGACTCGAAGACGACCCAAGCCACGAAGGGCTATAGGCACGCGGGCGCGATCGTTGCGTCACTCTCGTTCCTACTGCGTCCACCGGAGCGTCTGTCGGTCTCCGAGGCGGCAAGCAAAGTCGTCTACCTGAACATCCCTGGCGCGTGGGTCGGCTACTACAGCAACGAGCTGACGCCCTATATGAACGAGCCTGCGGACAATTTCACGTCCCGCAACTACAAAGCCATCATCTTCGTCGGCCCCGCGCAGTGCGGGAAAACGCAAAGCCTGATCGTCAACCCGGTGGCGTACACGGTGCGCTACTCGCCGATGGATGCGATCATCTATTGCCCGACTCAGTCGGCCGCCCGCGACTTCTCGACCCGCCGGATCGGCCGTCTGCATGACACCAGCGAAATCCCCGGTCAGAAGTCGGTCATCGGGAAGCTGCTGCGCACTGAGAAGGACGCCGACAACAAGTTTGATAAGCACTACAAAACCGGGATGATCCTGACCATCTCGTGGCCGTCGTCAGCTGAACTGGCCGGTCGCCCCATCGGACGGGTGGTGATCACTGACCGCGACCGTATGGACGATGACATCGAGGGCGAAGGCGAAATCTTCGATCTGGCGATGAAGCGGACCACGACGTTCGGGTCCTTCGCCATGACGCTCTGCGAATCTTCACCGTCGCGGCCCATCAAGGACCCCCGTTGGGTCCGCAAGTCGCCGCACGAAGCCCCACCGACCGGGGGTATCCTGGAGCTGTACAACCGGGGCGACCGACGCCAGTGGTATTGGCCTTGCCTGGACTGCGGAAGTTACTTCTGCGGCAACTTCAAGATGCTCCAGTATGACCGCACGTCGAACATTCTGGCGACCGCCGAGACGGTTCGCATGATCTGCCCGCACTGCGCACACAGCATCCACCCCGACGACCGCGAAGAAATGAACGCGCGCGGCAAGTGGGTTGCCGATGGACAATGGATCGACGAAGACGGCGACCTGCAAGGCGAATACCCCAGGACGGAAATCGCCTCCTACTGGCTCAACGGTGTAGCCGCAGCGTTCGTGACCTGGAAATCCCTGGTCCAGACCTACATCGCCGCCTCGCAGGCGTACGACCGGACCGGTGACGAATCCGCCCTGATCAAGTTCTACAACAACGACCTCGGCGAGCCGTACATGCCGAAGGCGCTGGAGATGGAACGCCTGCCCGAGGCGCTTGCCGCGCGCGCGGAACCGCTAGGCGACAAGGTCGTTCCGGCGGACGTTCGGTTCCTCGTGGCCGCCGTAGACGTTCAGGCCAACATGTTCAAGGTTCAGGTTCACGGGATTTGCGCGGGTGAGCCGTTCGACATGGTTCCAATCGACCGATTCGATATTCGCCTGTCAGCCGATCGCGAGGACAGTGACGGTCAGGTGGCCTGGGTCAAGCCGGGTACCTACCTGGAGGACTGGGACCTGATCACCGAACAGGTTCTCAAGAAAACCTATCCCCTGGACGATGACACTGACCGGGCGATGATGATCAAGATGACCGTCTGCGACTCGGGCGGTAAAGCGGGCGTGACCTCCAATGCCTACGCCTACTACCGGCGGCTGCGGGAACAAGGTTTCGCCGGGCGCTTCCATCTGGTGAAGGGCGATCCGACTCCCGCCGCGCCGCGCACGCGGATCAGCTATCCTGATTCGAATAACCAAAAGGTCAAGGCCGCCGCGCAAGGTGACGTCCCGGTGCTCTTGATCGCCTCGACCCTCGTGAAGGACATGCTTTCCGCCAAGCTCGACGGCATGGTTCCGGGCAAGGGGATGGTGCGCTTTCCGGATTGGCTTCCGGACTGGTTCTACGGGGAGCTATGCGCCGAGCGTCGGACCGACAAGGGATGGATCAATCCGCCGCACACGCGCAACGAGGCGTGGGACTTGATGTACTATACGATCGGGGTGTGTATTTCTCCGCTGATCGGCATAGAAAACATCAAGTGGAACTCTCCTTTGCGTTGGGCCGCGACTTGGGATACTAATAGCCTTGTCGTATCGGGAGCCAAGAAGGACCGGTACGAAGCCCCTCGAACTGACTTCGACTTCGGCGCTCTCGGACGAAAGCTGGCATAGGCTCGGAAATGACTTCCAAAACTCTGTCGCCACAAGAACTCGCCGTACTGCGGGCGAAGATCGCCGAGGCCGAAGCCGCCTATCATCGGCTGATGATCGGCGGGGCCGTTCGGGAGGTCGTGGACCAGAACGGTGAACGGATCGCCTACACCGCCGCGAGCAAGCAAGGCCTCTACAGCTACATCCTGACGCTGAAGGCCCAGCTACCCGAAGGCGATTGCGACCGACCCGTCGCTGCGCGCCCCCTCCGTTTTCTCTTCTAAGGACAAGACATGGCGAGCAACAAGAACATGCCAGTGGTCCTGGAAAGCCCCAAGGGCGTCACGACCGAAAGCATGGGTAATGGTGGCGGACTTGAAGGCGCTTCGCGGACCACGCGGGATACCGCGCTGTGGACCCCGGCCATGGGTTCTCCCAACAGCATCATCAACCGAGGAAAGAAACTCGCCGACGCCCGTGGCCGGGACATGTTTAACAACGATGGCTACACGCACGGCGCGATAGCCACGTATAAGGACAGCATCGTCGGCGGGCAGTTCAAGCTCAACATCATCCCCAACCTGAGAGTGCTTCAGGCGGTCACGGGGGCGGCGTTCGACGAGGACTGGGCTATTGAGATGCAGCAGGTCGGGGAAGCCTTTTTCGAGGCCCTCGCCGAGAGCGAAGACAATTGGCTCGACGTGGCCGGGGTCCTGAACTTCACAGGTCTCGCCCGGTTGGCCGTGGCCAGCGACGCCATGACCGGGGAAATTCTCAGCCTAGGACACTGGCTGAACAAGGACAGGTCCCGCCCGATCAACACGGCGGTTCAACTCCTCGCGCCGAGCCGCCTGGAGAACGAATTCGGTATGCCGGACGGTGGCGGCTGGAGCCGGGGGGTTCGGGAGAACAAGGCGGGCAAGCCGCTCGAATACTGCTTCCGGAATTTCTACGCGGGCGAAACCTCCGACGACTATAGCTGGACCAAGGTGGAAGCCCGCAAGCCGTGGGGCCGTCGCCAAGTCATCCACCTGTTCGACAAGAACGAGCCGGACCAGACGCGGGGGATCGCGGACATCGTCGCGGCCCTGAAGTCGCAACGGATGACCAAGCAGCTCGACGACCTCACGCTCCAGAACGCGGTCGTCAACGCCAGCGTAGCCTACTCGCTGGAATCGGAACTGCCGCCCGACGTTGTTTACGGGACGATGGGGGCAGGCGGTGGCCCCGAGAACTTCCAAGCCGCCCTCTACACCTATCTCCAGATGATCGGAACTTACTTCGATCAGGCGAACAACGTGGCCGTTGACGGGGTCATGGCTCCGGTCCTGCCGCCCGGCGTCAAGATGAACGCGCGCTCCCTGGCCACCCCCGGCGGCGTGTCTGGCGAATACGGCAACTCGCTGCTGCGGCACACGTGCGCCGCCCTCGGGATTTCGTTCGAGGAGTTCTCGCGCAACTACGCCGGGGTCAGCTACTCCGGCCTGAAGGGCGCGTTTGCCTCGACCGAACGGTCCATGAAGGCCCGCAAGAAGCGCGGCGCGGATCGCTTCGCCAACAACGTCTGGGCCTTGGTCCTGGAAGAGCTGATTGGCAAGGGATGGATTCCCCTGCCGCGTGGCGTGAGCCGCGAGGTCTTCTACGTCCCACTCGTCAAGGACGCCATCTGCCGGGCCGACTGGATCGGCGCTGGCCGGGGCCAGATCGACGAGTACAAGGAAACCCAGGCCGCCGCCCTGCGGGTCGAAAAGGGTCTCTCGACGCGCCGTCAGGAGATCGCTCGTCTGGGCGGGGACTACCGCGAAACCTTCAAGCAACTCGCGCGCGAAAAGCAAGAGGCCGAAGACCTCGGCCTGGACTTCTCGGCCGTTGCCGCGAACGCGGCGAACGACCCCGAGGACAACGCCGACGAGCCGAAAAACGGGAACAAGGACAAATGAGCCGTCAGATCGCCACGACCGCCCTCGGGCGGATGCACCAAGCCGAAGTGCTGATCCACCGGGCTCACGCGGATTCGGTCAGCGCCGATTTGTCGCAGCTCGCTCGCGTCACGGATTCCAGCCTGGAGGACGCTTCGGCCGAGCGTGACCACCTGAACATGATGGCCACCTATGGCTATCGTGGCGCGCAGATGGAAAAGCCGTTTCCGTTCTCGAACGGCGTCGCCATCATCCCGGTCCACGGTACGCTGATCAACCGGTTCCACAGCTCGTGGGGTTATGTGACCGGCTACAATTACGTCCGGGCCATGCTCAACGCGGCGCTGGAAGACGATGACGTCGATCTGATCGTGTTCGATATCAACTCCTACGGCGGCGAGGCGGCGGGCTGCTTCGAACTCGCGAACGAAATCCGTGAGGCCCGACTTCAGAAGTCACTTCTGGCCGTGGTCGATTCTAACTGCTGCTCGGCGGCCTACGCGATCGGCTCGGCCGCCGACAAGCTGGTGGTCACGCCCTCGGGCCAAGCCGGGTCCATCGGCGTCGTGTCCATGCACGTCGATCAGAGCAAGTGGCTCAAGGACATCGGCATCGTAGTAACGATCATCGCCGAGGGCGAGCACAAAGCAGACGGTAACCCGTTTGAGCCGCTCCCGGATGACGTGAAGGCGGAAATGCGCGCCTCCGTCAAGAAAAGGTATGGCGAGTTTATTGCTCTCGTGCTTAAGAATAGGACTTCTCTGACGGAAGCTGCTATTCGTGAGATGCAATCCCGGTGTTACCGCTCCGACGATGCTCTGGAACTCAAGCTTATCGACGCTGTCCAGAGCCCGACCGAGGCGGTGGCGAGTTTTCTAGCAGAGATGGGCGATGACGAAGCCCCTGAAGAGGAAGATGAAAACATGAGCACCACCCCCGCTCCGGTTGAAGGCGCGACCTTCACCCAGGCCCAAGTCGATCAGGCGAAGGCCGAAGCCGCGACCGCCGAGAAGACCCGCATCACGGGCATCCTCGGCTCCGACGAAGCCAAGGCCAACATGACCCTGGCCAATCACCTCGCCGCCAACACGACCATGTCGGTCGATGACGCCAAGGCCACCCTGAAGGCCGCCGGTCCGGCGCAAGCCGCTGCGGCCCCGGCCGCGACCACGGCGACCGGCACGGAAGCTACTTCCGGCACGGCGGCTACGGCGGCGACCGGCCAAGGCGCTTTCGTCGCGGCCATGGACGCCAGCGGCAACCCGGACGTCACCGCCAACGGCGGCAAGACGGACGAGGAACAGCGTCCCGGCGGTCGCGGTCGGCAAGCCATGACCCTCCTGACCGGCGGCAAGAAGCGCGCCTAGCAAGCGTCGCCCGTCTCTGCTATCTTCTCCGCAACGCCCTTAGCGGCAAGCCAAGAAAGGACAGCCAATGGCTGTTAACCCCATCTATCCTGGGATGCTCGCCGAGGGCATCACCTCCATCGACATCCCGATCGCCGCTGACCTCATGGCGCAATCGGGTCCCGTCGTCGATGACCAAGGCACGGCGGGCGGCGTCGATCTGGCGCAGTTCACCCTGGTCGGCCTGAACGCCCAAGACCAGATGGTCGCCCTGGCCGCTGGCTACGCCACCGGTACGTTGACCTTCAGCGCCAACCCGGCCGCCGACGACACCGTCACCATCGGCGGTACGGCCATCACCTACAAGGCGTCCGGCGCGGCCGGTTCGCAGATCAACATCGGCGCGACGAAGGAAGACACGGCCCAGGCCCTCGTCACCTACATCACGGCGCATCCGTCGCTCGGCGTCGAGGCGTCGCGTTCCGGTGCGGTCGTGACCTTCACGGCGATCGAACGCGGCCTGTCCGGCAACTCGATCACCCTGGCCGAAAGCTCGACGGCGACCACGGTCTCCGGCGCGAATCTGACCGGCGGCGATCTCGACGGCGTCCCGGAGGCCACCCCCTACGGCGTGATCCTCCAGCCGCTCAAGGCCGGTCAGAAGGGGCCGGTGCGAACCACGGGCGTCTTCAACCACCTGATGGTCATCTTCCCGGCAGGGGTCAACACCCTCGGCGAGAAGAAGTCCCTCCTGGCGGGCTCCACCCTCGGCGTGCGGCATCTGCCTTAACCCGAGCCCCTGGCATCAACATCTAACAAGAAGGACACGACCGGATGCCCGAGATTTGGGACACCGCAGACCTCATGGAGGTCACCTACCCCGACCAGGACGCCCCGCCGGACGGCTGGTGGCTGAACCGCTACTACCAGCGGCAATACGCCTCGACGCGTCGGAAAATCTACTTCGACGAGATCGGCGAGCGCGATCGTCGCCTGGCCCCGTTCGTCGCGCCCAACGCGATGGGCCGTGTCATGCGGTCGCGCGGTTCGACCGTGGCGAGCTTTGCGCCCGCCTACGTCAAGCCGAAGCACGAGGTGGACCCGTCGAAGGCGCTGACGCGTCGCCCTGGTGAACCCCTGGCCGGGATCGGCAACGGTACGCTGACGCCGGACCAGCGGTACGACGCCGCCGTCGCCGACAACCTGCGCAGCGAGCGCGAGATGATCGAACGTCGCTGGGACTGGATGGCCTGCCAAGCCACCGTCTACGGCGAAGTCGTCATCCGTGGTGAGGACTACCCCGAGGTCACTGTCGGCTTCAACCGGGACCCCTCGCTGGAGTACACGCCGACCGGCGGCGCGGTCTGGAGCAATCCGTCCGCCGATGTGCTGGGTCAGATCGCGGTGGCCCGCCTGAACGCGTTCAAGCGCGGTCGCGCGGCGGTCAACGACGTCGTCATGGGCCTCGACGCCCTTGGCGGCTTCATGGCCAACACCAAGGTCCAAGACCTGCTGAAGACCGACGTGAAGGGCGCGGAGCAAACCGTGCTCGACCGGACCGGCGTCGCCGTGATCTCCGGCGCGCAGTTCATCGGTACGATCGGCGGCCCGGCGGCCGGTGGTGCGCCGATCAACATCTGGGCCTACTCGAACGACTACGAGGACCCGGAAGACGGCGAGATGCACGACTTCATGGACGCCGGTGACGTCGCCCTGATCGGTACGGGTCTCGGCGGCGTTCGGGCCTTCGGGGCGATCATGGACAAGAAGGCTCGCCTTCAAGCCCTGCCGATCTTCCCGAAGATGTGGGAAGACGAGGACCCGTCCGCCACCTGGACGATGTCGCAGTCGGCTCCGCTGATGGTCCCGACCAACGCCAACAACACGGCGTTGATCCACGCCCTGTAGTCGAGCACGCTATAACCCCCACTTTGCACGGGTGAGGGTCAGGAGGGCCACCGAGGAGACTCGGTGGCCCTTTTAGTAGGAGGACCAGATTCGGCTTCCGAAGAGACTTTCAGAAGGAACTTCCAAAATGGCGCAAGACGACAAGAACACCCGGAAGGTGCTGAAGTCGGTCCTGGTTCACCGGGACGACAAGCCCCTCTATCCTCCGATCGGGAAGAAGTTCACCTTCACCGACGCCGAGCTGAAGGACATCGCCGACCTGAACCCCTCGGCGCTGCAAGCGCCCTCGGCCGAGGAGACCGACGACGAAGTCTTCGTCCCGACCGAGGACACCCCGGTCAAGCCGCCGAAGGGCGGCAACAAGCCCGCTCCGACTCCGGCCCCGGCCGCCAAAGACGACGACGATCTGTAGGCCATGAACGGCATCGCCGATCATAAGCTGAAGGCCCGCCAAGCTATCCACGATAGCTTGGCGGTTCCCGCTAAATACGAGCAGGCCTCGACGTCGATCGCTGACGATCCGCTTGGCCTTCGGTTCACCGTGCGTTGGCACAACAGGCTTCAGAAGATCGGACAGCTTGAAGGCGGGTTCGATGCGCAGATAATCGATGGGATCGACCGTCTGGTCTTCAACGACCCTCAACTGGCCGCCCTAGAACTTCAACTCCGCCGTGGCGGTCTGGTGACGGTCGCGGCGCTCGGGAACGCGATTTTTGAGCTGGACTCCGAAGAGCCCATGGACGGCCCGATCAACCGCTACTGGATGGTAGCCCGTGTACGAGACTGACACCGTCGCTCTGGAGAGGGCCTTCGCCACGTTCACGGGCGAGCTGTCGGAGACGGTCAAGACCTGCGCGCGGATCGCGATCAATCAAGGCGTCGAACGCGGGGCGATGAAGCTCTGGCGCTCGGACATGGAAGAGCAAGTCGCTTTCCCGACGAACTACCTGAAAGACCCCCGGCGGCTCAATCTGGCGAAGAAGGCCAGCAACACGGACCTGGAGGCGGTTGTCGTGGCGCGGGAGCGCCCCACCAGCCTAGCCCGCTTCGCTACCAGCGGCTCGCCTCTGGGAAACCGCACGGGGGGCCTAAACGTCCGCGTGAAGCCCGGTGGCGCACGCAGGATGCCAGGGGCCTTCCTGATGCGTCTGAGGGCCGGGGCGAGCCTGACGGCGGACAACTACAACATCGGCCTCGCGGTTCGCCTCAAGCCGGGCCAGACGCTCAACAAGACTAAGTCGGTCCAACTGGACCACAATCTGCATCTGCTATACGGCCCTTCGGTCGATCAGGTGTTCCGGACCGTCGCGGACGAAGATTCCGAACAGGTGGCCGATATCGTCGAGACCGAGTTCTGGCGGCAGTTCGATCTAAGGGAGAAATGACATGGCCTTGATCCCCAAACAGCTCGCCATCCTGAACCATATCGTTGCGCACCTGGAAGGCATAAACCCCGACAACATCGACCCGGCGACGAACCTGCCGTACGAGATGGACCTGCGGGGCAGCGTCTACCTTGGCCGGACAACCCTCGGGGCCGACGTGAACCTTCCGGCCCTGGCGATCAACGAGCCGCCGGTTCCCGCCGATTCCGTCTTCGCTGACGACGGCAATGTGAAGCAGGTCGGCAAATGGCGGAACTTACTTCAGGGTTTCGCCGAGAAGGATATGGAGAACCCATCGGTCCCCGGCTACAAGCTGAAGGCGATCGTCGAACAACGCCTGTCCCGGATGGTTCAGAAGACCAACGGCAAGCCGACCTTTCCACAGGAGCACCTTCCTGCTAGGTTCGGGGTCCAGGCCCTCAAGGTTCATCAGGGTGTCGTTCGGGGGCCAGACGAGAAAGTCTCGTCCACGGGCTTCTTCTACATCCCCCTGACGCTGGACATGGCTACCGATATGACCAACCCCTATGTCGAGGAGACTACGGAATGACTGACCAGAACCAAACGCTCGGCTCCGGCCGTCTTCTGCTCGACCGCTTCGCGGACGGGACGAAGACCGGGAGCGGCAACTTTCGCTATCTCGGCAACTCGCCGAACTTCGCCACCAACGCCACGGTCCAGACCCTCGAACACAAGGATACCGACCATGGTATCCGGTTCACGGACCTCAGCATCGACATCGATTCGACGGACGGCGGCTCCTTCACCCTCGACGACATCAGCCGCGAAAACCTCGCGCTCATGTTCCGGGGCGAACTGCTCGACACGAGCGTCGCCAGCGCTACGGCCCAGACCCAGACCATCACGGTCAAGAAGGGCCAGTTCTACCAGATCGGCCAGTCCGCCGGAAACCCGCAGGGACTCGGCAACATCACCATCGCGACGATCAAGGTGGCCACGGTCACCATCGCCGCCGCCGGGAACTGGGACGCCGACCTGGATCGCGGCCTGCTCGAAATCCTGTCGACTTCGACGGACTTCGACGACGACGATGAAGCGGTCATCACCTACTCTGTCGCTGCGCACACGGCGTCCCAGGTTGTCGGTCGCAACATGTCGATCTACGGCCACCTGAAGTTCGTGGCCGACAACGCCATCGGCCAGAACCGTGACGGGGACTTCCCGTACGTGAAGATCACGCCGGACGGCGACTACAACCTGAAGGACGAGAGCTGGCAGACCATGGGCTTCAGCTTCACGGTCCTGAAGTTGAACAGCGTCACCGAGAAGGTCTACTGGAAGGACGTCAAGGCGGCCTAGCCTTCCGACGCCAAACGGTCTAGTCTTAGGGCGGCAACTTCCGGGTTGCCGCCCTTCGTATAACGGGAAAGAACATGGGAACGATTACGGAATACACACCCGATCGGGAGCTAGTACCCCTTAAGAACAAGAAGGCCGACTACAGCTTTCACGTCCGGGGCCTGACCTTCGTAGACGTGTCTACGCTGGTGAACATGCACCTGAATGACGTCGAGGCGGCTTACGCGCTCTACGAGCGGGCCTCGACCGCCATCATGTCGGACATGGGCTACGAGACCCTCGCGATGACGCTGGTCCAAGGAGCCCCTGGTCTGACGGCGGAAGTTATTTCCATGGCCGCCGATGACCTCGACAACGCTCAGCAGTACGCCAAGCTTCCGTTCTCGGTCACGGTTCTTGCCGTTGAGAAGATCGCCCGCCTGACCTTGCAGGATGCGGGTGGCCTAAAAAACCTCGCAGCGATGGTGGAAAAAGCCAAGGCGCAAGCCGAAGCCGTCCGGAACGCCCAAAGCGGGGGGCAACCGCCACTGTCGCAAGATCAACCCCAGTCCAACGTTTCTTCTGGGACCTCCGAGAATCCGTAAGCCTGTTGCTCGACGCGGGCCACGCGCACGCGAGGAGCTACCCTGTCGCGGTGGCGTGGGCCGAGTCTGACATTGTCCGGCGACGCCGTAACCAAGTCATCGCGACCGAGGCTACGCTGATCCACTCCGCGATGGCGGACATGATCGGCGGCAAGGGGAAGTTCGAGAAAAACATCGAGAGATTGAACCATGGCTGACGGCAAGCGCGACGTTGAATTTAGGATCAGGGCCACCGATCAGACGGGGGCCGGGTCAAGGTCGGTAGAACAGAACGCCGACAAGGTCACCGCCGCGCTTGCTCGCCAAGCGGCCCAGGCCACGCGTACGGCCGAAGCCACGATGAATCTGTACACCAAAAGCAGCGAGAAGCTGACCGAGGCGCAGAAGAACGCGGTTCAGGCCCGCAAGGCCTACGATGAGTTCGCTACCTCCCTGTCCGGCGTCGCCGAGCCGTCGAAGAAGCAGACCCGAGAATTCGAGAAGCTGGGTTCGGCCGCCGAGCGCGCGGACGCCGACGTCGCCAAGCTGAACGACACGCTGGAGAGACAGGCCGCCCGCTTCAATCAGCAGGTCAATCGGGCCACGGCGATCGACGCCGAAATCACCGCGATCCGTCAGCGTGCCGTCGAGGAAGACGCGGCGTACAAGAAGGCCGAGCAAGCCGCGCTGCGGCACGCGGCGGCGCTGGAAGAAGCCCAGCGCGTTCAGCGGGAGATGCAGAGCCTCCAGGCGTTCCGTAAGGTCGGCGAGGACGCGGAAGCAGCGGTCGGTGATCTGGATCGCTTCACGACGGCGTCGAAGATGGCGGGCGTGGGCTCTGCCGATCTGTCGTCGCGCCTACGATCGTTGCTGGACCCGGCGTCCGATGCCCGCGCCTCCCTGGCCGGGCTGGAGGGCGAGGTCAACCGCCTCGTCGCCTCGGTTGGCGACGGCACGCGGCCCCTGCGCGAGCTGCAAGACGAGATTTACGATCTGGGACGGACCCAGCAAGCCATCCTGAAACAGGCGAGCAGCCTTGACGCATACCGGAACCAGTCGGAGGCCGTCGATCGTTCGGCCCAGTCCTACGAGCGCGCCCGCGCCGAAGTCCTGCGGCTCAGCCAAGCGATCCAAGCCGCCGACGCGCCAACTGACGAACTGACGCGAAGCTTGCGGCAGGCCGAGGCCGCCGCTGAAGCCGCCGCGATGCAGCTCGACCGTGACCGGACAACTCTGGGCCGTCTGAAGCAGACCTTGGACACGGCTGGCGTCTCGACGGCGAACCTGACCAAGGAGGAGAAGCGACTTCAGACCGCCGCCGAGGCGACCGCCGGGGCGCTCAAGAAGGTCGATGCGGCCCAGAAAGGGACCAACACGAAGGCCGGGCAGTTTCTTGGCCTTCGCCCCTATGAGCTGACTAATCTCAGCTACCAGATCAACGACATCTTCACGCAGCTTGCCAGCGGCACGCCGATCTTCCAAATCCTCGGTCAGCAAGGCGGCCAAGTTCTTCAGCTCTTCCCGAAGATCATGTCGGCCGCTCTCTCGATGGCCCCGGCCCTCCTGGCCGCTGGCGCAGCGTTCGGGACCCTGGCCCTCGGCGTGGCGAGGTATCTCGAAAACGAGCAAATGCTGCGGTCGTTCAACGCGCAGCTCTCACTCAACGTGGACGGGCTGCGCTACAACGCCGACGCCCTAGCCAAGAACGCCCGTGAACTCCAGCAGTACGGGATCAAACTGGACGATGCGCGCAAGGGCCTGACCCGTTTCGTAAACGAGGGCATCGATCCGAGTAAACTGGTCGAGTACAGCAAGGCGTCCAAGAACCTCGCGGACGTGCTGGGTATCGAAGTAGTTGATGCTCAAGAGAAGGTCAGCAAGGCGTTCACGGGCGGCTATAAGCAGATCGCCGAACTGGACGACGCGATCAACTTCCTGTCGGTGTCCGAACGCGAGCATATCAAGACCCTGTTCGATCAGGGGGACGCCATCGGCGCGACGGACGAGGCGTTCAAGGCGCTTTACGATCGCGCCGAGGACGCGGCGCAGAAGCAGCGTGGCCCGTGGAAACAGGCAACCGAGGAATTCGGCAAGGCATGGCAGGGCTTCCTTGACGACCTTGCCGGTAGCGATTCGATCAAGATCGTGACGTTCGAGCTGCAAGGCTTGATCAACATGGCCTCGGCCGCGATGCGCTTCCTGAAGGGCAATAAGCCGGAAGTAACTTCCAAGCCGGGTGCGCCTGACCCCAACAAGACGTCCGAGGTTCCCAAGGCGCTCCAGAAGCGCGGGTTCTTCAGCAAGCTCTTCACGGGCGATTGGTTCGACGTCCAGCGCAATTTCGAACGAGATCAGTTCCAGCAAAACGTGGCCAAGGGCGTTTCGGCTCTCGGTCAGCCGAGCGACGCGAGCAAGGAGAGCGCGCGACAAGCCAAGCTGGCCAACGACCTTGTCAGCAAGTACGAAGACCAGACCAAGGCGCTCGACAAACTGAACAAGGCGCAACGCGTCAAGCTTGCTGGCGATAAGGCTGTCAACGAAGCGACCGACAAAGGCATCAAAAACGAAGCCGAACTTCTGCGCATCCGCCAAGCCGCCGAGAAATACGAAGGCATCAAGGCCGACAAGGACATCTCGGCGAAGGCGAAATCGGACGCCAGCAAGCAGAACGCCGCCGACGCTCGTATTCGCGCTGAGCAAAATGCCCGCGAGTCGATCGAACGTGCCATCATGCAGGCCGAGAGCACGATGAACGCCCGCATCGGTCGTCAGCAGAAGACCGACCTCACCGCGCGGCTCAAGGCAATCGACGACACCTACACCAAGGTCTACGCCGACCTGGGTCGCTTGCAGGAGAAGGGCGGCAAGAGCGTCGATGGCGTTCCCATCGCCGAGGTTCGGGCTCGCCTGGACGCCACCAAGCAAATCCTGAAGAACCAAGAGCAGCTCGCCTACTACGAGGACGCCCTGGCCGCGAAGACGGACGAACGCAAGTCGGCGCTCAAAGAGATCACGGACCAGTACGCCGCCGGTCAGATCACCGCGACCGAAGCGTTCCAGAAGACCGAACAAATCCAGAAAGACCTTGGTCCCGGTGTCGCGCAGATGGCAGATGACGCCATTCGTTTTGCGGATGCGCTCAACGCCGCCAACCCCACGCCGGAGCTGCGGGCGTTCATTCGCTCCATGCGCGCTACGAGCGGGGCGGAAAAGCAACGCGGCACGCCGAACGATCCAGCCAAGGACACCGCGAAGTCACTTCTGTCCGGCGAAGAGACCAAGCTGAACATCTTGATCCAACAACGTGCAGCACTTGTGGGCGTGTTGAAGGAGCAGTACGACGCCGGGCTAATCGGCCTGACCGAGTACCGCGACAAGACGATGCAAGCGTTCGAAGGGACGCAACCCGCCGTCCTGAAGGCGGCCGAGAACTTCCGGGCGATCCTGGAAGCGACCAAGAGCGTCATCAGTCCGGAGCTGTACGACACGTGGATCGCGAAGCTCCAACTGGTCGAGCAGGCGTCCGGGGGTGTCGATGAAAACCTGAAGGCTATTCAGGATCAGCTTGAGCAAACGTTCACGGGCGGCATCGTCGATATGGTCGGCACGCTCGGAGATTCTATCGGCGGACTGATCGAAGGAACGATGTCCTGGGGCGACGCGATCCACAACGTCTGGGATGGCTTTCGGTCGTTTGCGGCCGACTTCCTGCGGCAGATCGCCCAAATGATCGTCCAACAAGCGGTGCTGAACGCGTTGAAGGGCGCGGCGGCTAGTAGCGGCGGTGGGATTTTCAAGTCCATCGCTACCGCCATCGTCGGGGCCACCACGGGCGCGACGGTCAAACACAAGGGCGGCCTCGGTGGTTCGGGTCCTAAGACCCAGATGCCGACCGCTCTGTTCATGAGCGCTCCGAGGTTCCACGAGGGCTACACGCCGCCGGACCTCGGCTTGAGCGCCGGAGAGCAAGCCGCGATTATCAAGACGGACGAAGAAGTCCTGACCTCAGACAATCCGCGCCACATCAAGAACTGGGGCAAGGGTAGCGGCGGCTCGGGCTCGGGCCGTCCGCAGGTCACGCTCAAGAACGTCAACGTCTTCGATTCGGCCGATGTCGTCACCAAGGGCCTTTCGTCGAAGCAGGGGGAGGAAGCAGTGCTCAACATCATCCGGGAGAACCCGACCGTCATTGCGAACGTCGTGGGGACTCGCTCGTGACCTCTCCTCGTCCTTTCCCCTTCCGTCCTAACTTCCGAGAGGCCTTTCAGGTCACCTACAGCTTCGATACGGAGATCATGGTCTCCGAGGCTGGCAAGGAGCAACGTAGGGCCTGGAGAAATACCCCCAGACGGGCGTATGAGTTCCTGGCCTCGGCTATCACCCTACAACGGTTCAGGAGCCTCAAGGGGTTTCTGGCGAAGACGCAGGGCCAAGTCGTGGTCATCCCGGACATCCCTCGGTCGGTCAAGTCGATCGGCACGAGCGCCGGGGGCTCCCACACGATCAACGTCCCGCCTAACCCGCCGTCGTGGATCGCCGAGGGGATGACCGCGATCCTGATCGACGGGGAGAGGGTCGAGAGTCGGACGATCGCGAGCATCGCGGTCACGACGATCACGTTCGAGGAAGCCAACACCGCCCCCTGGCCGGATTACACCACGGTCGCGCCCGGTGTGCAGGTCCGCGTCGCCAGTGAACAGCAGACCGGCCATATCGTGCGTGGCGTCACGGAAAGCTCGTTCACCTTCACGGGCGAGCCTTGCACGGAGTTCGAAGAGTACGATGAAGACCCGGAGGCGACCTGGAACGGCCGAGAGGTTTTCATTCGCTCGTGCAACTGGTCCAACCCGCAAGACCTGACCTTCGCGCACCCGACCGACATGGTGGACTACGACTTCGGCCGGGTCATGGGGTTTCAGCCGATCGCGTTCGGTTCCGAGCTGCGTAGCGTGGACTACCTGCCGACGACGCGGGACGAGGTCAAGGCTATCGTGTCGTTCTTCCGGCGGGCGCGCGGTCGCTTGTCGGAGTTCTACGTTCCGACCGACGAGTCGGACATCGAAGTAACTTCCACGGTCAACACCGGGGCCACGTCGATCACGACGCCGGGGACGCAACTGGCCGAGGACTACGCGGACAGCACGGTTTTCAAGGCCATCAGCGTCAAGATGGCCGATGGTCGTCGGTTCTACCGCAAGGTGTCCGAGGTCCAGCTAGTCGGCGGAAACAGCCGTGTGGTCCTTACCGCTGGCGTCCCTTACACGTTGACGCCGGGAACAGTCGAAGTTATTTCGTGGCTTCCGTTGTGCCGGTTGGCGAGTGACGACCTGACCGTTGTCTGGGTCACGGACCAAGTGGCGACGATCCGCATGAGCTTCCTGTCCCTAGAAGACGAGGACCCCGAATGACCTTCGCCGCCCGCGAGACCAGCCGACAGAAGGGCCTTCCGTTTTTCTGCTACCTGTGGCGTTACGACGTCGCGCCCGGATGTCACTTCGCCTACACTAGCGCGGAGCAGGAAGTCTCGATCTTCATCAACGATGACATCGGCGATATTCTGTTCACCCCGCAGCCTATCACGCACGGCACTATCACGGCCTCGGCCGCCCTGGACAAGTCCACCCTGGAGGTCCGTACGCCGAAGGGTATCGGCCTGTCGGAGAAATTCGCCAGGTGGCCGCCGTCGAAGGTGATCACGCTGATGATCTTCGAAGGTCATGTCGGCGAGGCGGAAACCAAAATGATCTGGAGCGGCCGGACCTTGGCCTGGAGGCGGTCGGACTCCGAGACGCTCTACGCCAACGAAAGTTCCAGCACGAGCATGAGGCGGACGGGTCTTCGCCAAAACTGGCAGCTCCCCTGCAACTACGTCCTCTATGACCCTCGGACCTGTAAGGCCGACATGGAGGCTGCGACGTCGAACGCGGCGGTCACGGATATCCAGGGCGCGCGGGTGACCGTGGCTGGGGACTGGAGCGCAAACCAAACCAAGTACGCCTCCGGATTCGCCGCGTGGGAGTGCGAGGACGGTCGAACGGAAATCCGAACCATCGTTCGGTTCGAGAGTGGGACCCTGCATCTTAGCGGACGCGTGGCCGACCTTTCCGTGGGCGATACGATCCGCATATCCTTCGGCTGCAATCACCTGTACGATGACCCGCTCGGGTGTCCGCTCCACAACAACAAGCCGAACTTCGGGGGCGAACCGTTCATCCCTGACGAAAATCCGATCGGCGTCGTGAACACCTTCGACTGAGGTTAGACAATGGTTCTGCCCGCCTGGGTCATCTCCCTGATCGTATCCGCCGTACTGAGCGTCGCGGCCTACGTCATCACGCCTAAACCCAAGGCCCCCAGGCCAGCCGCCGTGGAGGACGCCAAGGCTCCGTCCGCCGACAAGGGTCGCCCTGCGCCCAAGGTGTGGGGCACGATTACCGTTCGCGGATCGAACGTTCTGTGGTGGGGAGACCGGTCCAAGAATTCGTACATGATCAAGGTGTAGTATGGCCCAAGTAGAGATCGTGACCATCGACGATATCCGGAAGGCTGGACACTGCGTTCGCGGTGCGAGGGCTTGGTTTGGCCAGTACAATCTAGACTTTGCGGCCTTTCTGAGAGAAGGTATAGACGCTGAAATCCTTCTGGCGACCGGTGACCAGTTCGCCCAGGACGTAGTGAACAGGAAACGCGCCCGTGGGTAAAAGTTCAGGCTCGGCCAAACAGCAGGTCACCGAATTCCGGATGTCGATCCACTTCGGCGTGTGCTTGAGCGCCGACGCGGTCACGCGCATCAAGATCGACGGCAAGGTGGCCTGGGAAGGTCGGTCCACGACCCAGGAAGTTATTTCCATCAATCAACCGAACCTGTTCGGTGGTGCGCAGGAGTCCGGCGGCTTTGTCGGGCAGGTCTACCATCTCCCCGGCGGTCCGGATCAGCTGCTACCCCCGGAGCTATCCGCAAAACTGGGCGAGCCTGACCCGGCCAACTGCGTCGCTTTCCGCCGCCGCACGACCCTGTGGTTCACGGGGATGCCCTCGTACAACTTCGCACCCGAAGGCGAGTACGATCCGGAGGTCAACTACTCGACGATCGGCGGCGCGCTGTGGAAAATGAACTCGCCGGTCATCGCGCAAACCGTGGACGTGACGGTCGAGTGCGCCCCCAAGACCGACGCAGGTACGCCCGGCACGCCGCAGCTCGATCCGAGCATCGCCATGATCGGCCCGGACGCCAACCCGGCCCACATGATCTACGAGTGTCTGGTAGACCCGGACTTCGGCATGGGCGAAGACCCCCTGCTTATCGACGCGGCCTCGTTCAACGCGGCGGCCCAGCAGCTCTTCGACGAAGAGTTCGGCCTGTCGATCATGTGGACGCGGCAGACGACGGTCCAGGCGTTCATCGAAGAGATCGGCGACCACATCCAGGCATTCACCTTCAAGAGCCCTCGGACCGGCCTCTGGTCCATTCGACTCATGCGGGCCGACTACGAGATCAACGAGCTGCGGGTCATCAACCCCCAGAACGCCAAGCTCTCGGACTTCCAGCGCAAGGCCTGGGGCGAGATCGCCAACGAGCTGTCCGTCACCTACACCGATCCCGCGACAGAAGAGGATGCCTCGGTCACCGCGCAGGACTTGGGTTCGGTCATCTCGCAAGGCGTGGTCGCCGAGAGCCGGAACTACTACGGCGTCCGCAATCCGACACTAGCGCTTCGGCTAGCCCAGCGGGACGCGCGAACCTCGGCTGCACCCCTGGTCGCCCTGTCGGCCCAAGTCGATCGAACCATCTGGGATGTGGAGCCGGGTGAGGTCTTCATCCTAGAGTGGCCCGAGGAATCGATTGACGGCGTCGTGGTCCGCGCGATGGGGATCGACTACGGCAAGCCCAAGGACTCGAAGATCAAGCTGTCCCTGACCGAGGACATCTTCTCGCTCGACATGCCACCGAAGTCGGACGTGCCGGGAACCGGCTGGACCCCGCCGGGCATAGAGCCCGAGCCGCTGGCGGCCTCGGAAGTTATTTCCATCCCGGCGTACTTTGCCATGTCAGCCGACCTCCAGAAGGTCGCGCTGGACTTGGTGTACCCGGAAACTCTGGCCATAATCCTCGGCTATCAGGACAACAACGATACAAGCGGTTTCCAGCTTGCCTCGCTCGACGACGGGGAATACGCGTCGCACGGCAACAAGAACCTCACCGAGCGGGAAATCCTGCAAACCTCGATGCCCTTCGCGGCCGAGGGCAGGATTCCCGCAGCCATGATCCAGCGCCCGGCGCGCGGCCCGCAGGTCGGCGGGTTCGTGTTCATGGGCCAGGGCAGCGACGAGAACATGGAGATCGCGAAGGTCGTGGCCTTCGACGATGACACCGAGGAGTGGGTTCTGTCGCGCGGCGTTCTGGACACGGTTCCGCGCAACTGGCCGCCCGGCACGCCCTTGTGGTTCGTCAACAAGGGCCTCCAGATCGTAGACGATCAGGAAATCCGATCGGGTGGAGAGACGGTCGAGTACAAGCTGCGGAGCCGCACGTCCAAGGGTTTGCTCCCCCTGGACGATACGCCCGAGGTCACGGAGACCTTGACGGCGCGTCCGCATATGCCGCTGCGCCCGGCCAATGTGCAGATCAACGGCGTCAGCTTCGGCGACGTCAACATGGCCGCCGCGTCGGACATCGCGATCACCTGGAGCACCCGGAACCGCCTGCTGGAAGACGGACAGGTTCTCACCTGGACCGACGCCAGCGTCCCGCCTGAATACTATCAGGGGACGACGGTAAGCTTTTTTGACGGCGCGACCGAGGTCTACAAGCAATGGGGGTTGTGGACCGAGTCGGGTCTGACCCTGCCGAAAAGCTATTTCGCCAAGTACGCCAACTTGACCGTGGAAGTTGCTTCCGCGCGGGAAGACATCGGGATCGAGTCGCTTCAGGCCTACCGGGTAGTCCTGACGGGCCTGCCGAACAACCCTGCCGCACCGCCGCCCCCAAATCCTCCAGAACCGGGTCAACCGCCTGCCGCCGGGGCTGCACCCGCCGAGGGCGCTTGGACCGTTACTGGGTCAGTTTTCGAGGCTGTATCCGGCTCCAAGATTCCGGCGATCCTCGTGGCGGGCCAGCGGGACCGCCTTGACGCGGAAGGTCTTGTCGTCCGTTACAAGAAGCACGGCGGCAATGACTGGTTCTACCTACCGGTCCTGGCCCTGGACAACGGGCCTAAACAGACCAGCACGACCTCTGTGGCCTCCGGAACCGTCTATGACGTCGAGGTGGCCTACGTCACCCTGAACGTGCTCGGGAAGTGGCGCTCGCTCGGACAGGTCACCACGGGCATCCTGGCGGCCGATCAAGTCGGTACTCTGACCCAGCAGATGATCGAACAGGCTATCCAGGACATGGAAGACCTGATTGATCAGAACTACGAAAACATCACGATCATCCTCGACGCGGTGGACGAGGCGCTGAAGACGCTCGACGACGCGCGCCGCGAACTGGGGATCGAACAAGGTCTCATGGCCGAGACCCTGATTGAGCGGTCTCTGTCCCAGGACAACCTCACGAAGTACATGGAATCGCTGACGTGGTTGCCGGGCGGCAAGACAGTTCAGACGGTTCTCGTAAACAATGTCGTCGTCACAGATGACCTTGTCGAGACCATGAGCATTATCGGCGTCAAGTCCATTGACGGCGGTTCGTTCATTATGGACATGAACAAGGTCTACTTCGGTCCGGACGGGACTGGCGCGCAAGTCATCAACGCGATCATTTCGGATTTCAACGATTTCCACGCCGAAGTTGTTACGAACTACGTGACCCACGCCAACCAGACGTCCGCCCTGGCCGTGCTGACGATCCAACTGACCTCGACGATGGACGCGAAGGACGTCCAAACCCTGGCGTATGTGGCGACGAACTACACCACTTATGCGACGATGAACTCGGCCATTGCTAGTTACGACACAACGATCAAGGCCTGGGTCACCAACCCAAGCGCTGGCGGGAATCCTCTTGCGGCCACGGTGTCCGTGCAGGGTACCGCTATCGCCAACATCAACGGTAATCTCTACGCCACGTATACGATGTACGCCAACTCGGGCGGCGCAATGGCCGGGATTTCGATCCTGACGTCAAGCGGTCGAGTGAACTATTCTGGCGTGATCGTGGACGCTGACAACTTCCTCGTGAAGTCATCGTCGTATCCGGCGGTTCAGCCGCTCTTCTACGACGCCGCTACCGGTGCGTTGTACTCGAACACGATCGTCGTTCGAACCGCCAACATCGCTAATCTCGCTGTGGGAACCCTAAAGCTCGCATACGGCGCGGTGACCAAGGGCGCTGAAGCCTATGCAGGCTCGACGAGCTGCTCTTCCGGTGGGGAGACGACGCTACTCTCTGCGGGCGGCACGACACAGGACGGCACAGATAACCGCATCTTCTTCTCGGGCTGTCTGAACCCCATCGTGTTCGAGTATTCGTCTGGCGCGTCGCAGCTCGACATCGTCACGCTTAACCTGTACCGAAACGGAACCCCTATCCACTCAGTCAAGGCGGGCGTGGCGGTCAAGTTCTTAGACATCGGCGGCACGAGCCGCTGGGTCATGGCTGGCGGTCTCTTCGGGTTCAACTTCACGGATACGGCTATGCCGACCAACTCCAACACATACACCGTTACCGCCGTTGTTTCCGGCGTATCGCCGGTCGGAGCGCTCTTCGACACGATGGACCTGAACTTCATGGGGTGTGAGCGATGATCGACTTGTTCGAGAACATCATCGACTACGGCATGATCAAGATCATGTACGTGGAGTTTCAAGGCGAAAGCGATATCCCGATGCGACAGGTCGTCTGCGTTGGAAGTTGCTTCCGGAGAGACCTGGAACTTCAGAAGTCCCCCGGTAACATAGTCTTCGAAATCGCTACTATGGACCGAGCTATGGCTTTGCTGATAGTGTACGACGCAGAGGCGGAAGAACTCGTCTACCCGCCCGCAGGCTAAAGGAAAGACAAATGGCTAAACCTACTCCCGCCGATCTGTTGGCTCAGGCTCGGCAACTGACCGCTGCGCTGAAGGACTATGCGCCCGAAGACTTGGTCGCCGAAGGCATGGCGATCCTGAACGGCGAAGACTTCCAGGGTTACGTCGTTTCTTTGGAGGCGATCTGTAAGGTTCTCCCGGAGGACAACCGGTTCAAGGGGGTCTTCAACAACCTCGCCACGTCGGTCCGCGCCGCGAACGCCCTGGTCAATCAGGAAAAGATGACGGCGGCTGTGGCGGCTGCGCAGGCCGCGAACGCGGCCGAGAACAAAAAGTAAGCCGACCCATTATCGACCGAAGGGGAGCCACACGTGGCCGAAGAAGTTCCTATCTCCAACGACGAGTGGGTCGTTCTCATGGAGGCCGCCGAGTCGATCGTCGATCCGGCTGCAAGGATTGCCGCCATGCAGGCGGCAACAAACGACTGGAACGGCGGTTCGATGTCGAACGCCCTGCTGGCGAAGGAGGTCTCTGCAAATCAGAACCTCCAGGCTACGCGGGACAACGACATCAGCCGGTGGGCTCTCGGGACGGCCACTGAGGTCATCACCGATCCCGCCGGGCAACCGTCACCCGGCTATTACCCGATCCGGATTACGCGGAGCGGGTCGATCGTGTGGTTCCCCTCCATCGCCAAGTTGCAAAGCGATATCGCCAAGGGGGATCGTGGCGCGGAGGGCGCGAGCGCCGGAGAGATTTTCGTCAAGGCTGGCGGCAACGCGGCCTCCGATCCCGGTAACGGCAAGATCAAATGGAACGCCGGGGTCACGGAACTCTACATCGACAACTTGAACGTCGGCGGAAACGACGTGACGGCGTGGATCGATGCGTTCAGCGCGCAGCCGACCGCCGTGAAACTCCAGCTTACGATTCGTGAAATTGATACCGACAAGGTCGGTACGGTCAACGTGACCGGCGACGTCACGAACGCCGCGAGCTTCCGGACGGTCCCGGTCACCGTGGTCGGGGAATTTCCTTCGTTCTCGACTAACGCTCGGATCGCCGTAGTTACGACCTTCACTTCGGCCATGATGACGGAAGTTACTTCCGCAACAGCGCTCGCCGTGGACAAGGCCGGGCTGGCGAATACCGCCGCCACGAACGCGGATGATGCGACCGCCGACGCCATCGCCGCCACGAACGCCGCTCTGGAGGCCAGGGACAGCGCCGTGTTCAAGGCGGTCTACGCCACGCGCGACGCGCCAGACGGACTTTACGGTGACTTGGCGCATCCGGCCTCGACGTTCGGGATCGTCTACGATGACGCTACCCCGGCGTACAACGGAACATACATGAAGACCGGTGCACCCGGCGCGGGCGGCTGGAACAAGCTCGATACGTCGGGCGGCCTGAACTTCCAGCAGCTCCCTATCGAGACCGGTTACGTTCTGGCCCTGGTCGATAACGTCGGCCGGGCGGCCATGATGATCACGGCTGACGGTTCCGTCACCTGGGTCAAACTGGTCGATCAGTCGATCAAGACCGCCGCGCTTAAAGACCTCGCCGTCACCCGCGTAAAGCTGGCGGATGGCGTTGTCGATCTCTCCAAGCTCGACACTTCGGTCAGCGGTTTGATCCCGCAGGCCATGGACCCATCGAGCAATGGTGGCTTTGTCTGGGCGCTGATCGACGCCAATGGCCGCTACGCCATCGCAGTCAAGGACGACGGCAGCGTCTACATGCCGAAATTCGTCTTCCCGGACGGATCGGTCACGCGGGCGAAGCTGGACCAAACGAACGTTGCGCCGTTTGTCCCCCAGTACATGAACCCGGCGGACACGGGTTTCGTCTGGGCTCTGGCCGACGCGGGTGGCCGCTACGTCATGGCCGTCACGGCGGACGGTTCCATCGTCATGCCGAAGTTCTCCCTTCCGGCGGGTTCGGTCACCAAGGACAAGTTGGACCAAACGAACATCGCGCCCTTCATCGCGCAGTACCTAGACCCGGCCGTCTCTGGTTTCGTCTGGGCGCTCTCCGATCCCAACGGTCGGTACGCCATTGCCGTGAAGCAAGACGGGACTTTCATCGCGCCGAAACTGTTGATTGCCAACGGTACCATAACGGACGCCATGCTCTCGGTCGCCACGGCGGCCAAGTTGCCGCAAACCTTGTCGGCCGAGTCGGGCTACATCTACGCGGTTGTTGACGCCACCGGGCGTATCGGATTCGGCATCAAGATTGACGGTACTGTCGTTGGCAAGATTGCCAACGCCCTGACCGATGGGTCGGTCACGACGATCAAGATGGCGGACGGGGCGGTCACCGAAACCAAACTTGAGAAGTCACTTCAGCGGCTCGCGGTTCCGCACGTCACCGATCGTGTCCCTGTCATGCCCGACGCGTGGCGGGCAACGCTGATCGATTTGGCGGTCCGCACTTCGATTGACGGTAGCTTCTGGGAAGACCTGCCGCACTCGCTTACCCGCAACATTCGGGGCGTGAACGGATCGGGGACCAGTCTTCAGTTCCGCCGCAGCGAAGGCCTGCCGATGCGGGGCAAGCGATACATCAACACGTTCGCCCCCGGCGCTCTGGTATCCTCCAGAGAGCGCGGAACCCTAGTCGCGGGCAGTACCTACCCTCCGGCCCCGTCTAGCCCGCTCCTAGGCGACTATTACGCCTTCCGGGACACGAACGGAGCTACCCTCGGCTCGGATACGTTCATCGTTGGCGATCTGAGCGTCTACGACGGATCGGGTTGGACCAAACAGGCGGCTCCTGCGCCGAACAGCGGCGGCTATGGCGGACGTCAACCGGGCGACTGGTGGGCGGTCACTGGAGCCGGGACGTTTGACGGCGTGACCTACGCCATCGGAGACCGCATCGTCTACGTCGGCGGTCAGGCGGGCGGCGGTCCGGTCTACGCGCGATGGGTCAAAGGCGACTATACACAACGCGGCGAGCTGTTCTACCGGGGTGAGATCGACGCGGCGGCAGGCGGGAGCCTGCCTGCGTCACCGCTCGACGGTGATGTATACCAAGCCTCGACGGCCGGGACGATCGGCGGGGTCACGCTCGCAATCGGCGACTACCTTGTCCGCGAAGCTGGCGTCTGGGGTACCGTCCCGACCGAGCCGATCAAGACCGTGGCGTCCGGCGCGTTCATCTCCCTGGCCTGTCGCTGGTCCTCGGCCGAATGGCAGGTCCGGCGCACGGACAAGTCGGCCACGCGGGCCGCTGTATCGCTGAAGAGCCGTCGTCAGTCGGCCCCGAAAATGAGCCGGTACGACGTCGTGGTCTGGGGCGACAGTATGCCGGGGGCGGGCAACTTCGGCCCGTACCTCGCGACCAAGCTCAATCGCACCGTCGCGGTCAACAGCTACGGCGGCGGCGTGGACGTCGATGTCCTGTCCATGATGCAGTACGAGATCGCCCGCCTAGGCGATCGGTACGCAGCGTCCGTACACCTGTCTTGGTCCACGCAGAACAACACCCCCGAATCCCCGGCGGGCATCAACGCGGCTCAAGCCCGCGAGACTAAGCTTCGTCAGCAAGAGCTTATCGGCGCTCGTGACGGCCGGATTCTCTGGCTCTCGGTCCTCGGCACGCGCAACATGACGTGGAACGGAACCCGCTTGGTGGCCGACCAATTGGAGTTGGCCTTCGGCGGAACCGGCGCGCTGGTCGAGCATGAAGATTGGCTGAACAAGGCGTTCCCCGGTCAGTGGATTTCGCCGCGCCTGATCCTGCTCGCGGCGGCTGTTGGCCGCACTACACCCGATCCGCAGTTCCCCGGCAAAACCGAGGAGTGGGTTGCCGCGAATTACGGGATCGTCCCCTACAGCTTCTATGGCGGCGCTGGCCTTCCCGTCCCGGCCGCCTCGCTGAACTACGTGGGAACCTACTCAACGGCGGGCCTGCCCTCCGGAGGCTCCGCGAACGACTACTACATCCGCACCGGAGGCGCGGTGACGGGCCAACGGATCGGGGACCTGATCATCAACGTGGCTGGTGTTTGGACCGAGTATGTTCAAGATACCGTCCACCTGGGTAACGCCGGGGGTGATCCGCTGACCACGGGCGTCGCCGCCAAAATCGAAGCCATGTTCTACTAGGAGACCCTCATGGGCCAGAAAATCGTTCTCTCGGAATCCTTCACCGACCTCACACTTCCCGTCCTCTACGACGACGCCATGCAGACGGCCGGGACCCTGATGCTGATCGACTTCGGTCACAGCAACGGCGCGTTTACCGGCGTGCCTACCAACGGCGCGCTTTTGCCGAACGTCGCGTGGAAGACCGCGAACGCACTGGTCGCTGGTGCGCCGGGTCAATCGGCGCTTTCCGCCTCGTTCCTGACCAATACCGTCTCGGGTGACGTCAACACTCCGATCAAGGAACGGACGCCCAAGAAGGGCCTGAACATCATCTACTCGCAGACGACCGACGTGTCGCAGGCCAACAACAAAATCCAAATGCCTGCGGCGATCTTCAACTATCTCGTCGCGAACCTCTCTCACTCGTACTACCACTCCATCTGGCATCGGGTGACCCGAGCCGGTATCGCGGGCGCTCCGACCGGCGGCATCAGCAACATCGGCATCAATACCGGCAATACCTTGATGGCCATGCAATACAGCGCCAACAGCATCGGCGCGGGCATGGTTCCTTCGGGCGGCTCGGGCGTGTCGCTGGGTCAGGCCGCCACGCCGGGCTACAACACGGTCTCGAACCAGATTCTGCAACAGGCGGTTTCCGGGATCACGGGGAGCCTTACGGGCTGGACGAACGCCCAGTGCTTGGCCTACCTGTGGGGCAGCGGCGGGCCGTTCAACCAAACCCACATCGCCCACTCGGGTATGCTCTACCGCTACGTGCTGGAAGACCTCACGGTCTCGGGCCGAACCTACGCGCAGGCCAAGGCGGCCGATGACGCCCTGTGGACGGCGGCTTTCGCCAGCGGCGGGAAGTTCTTCGGCGACACCTATACCGACGTCACCGGCTATCCGTAGCCGATCCTGACCTCCAGATATCCCCTGAAGGGCGGTCAAGAGATTGGCCGCCCTTTCCATTGCCTGGACCCTGATTTGCTGTTTTCGCCTATCGGGTGTATTAAGGTCCGGAAGTAACTTCCAAAAGGAACTGACCCCGTGGCGAAAGACGGCTTGAAGATCGCTCTTCCCTTTACTCTCGCCTACGAAGGCGATTTCTCAGATCACAAGGACGACCCCGGCGGCCCGACGATGAAGGGCGTGACCCAGAAGGTCTACGACGCCTATCGGATCGCCAAGCGTCTCGACCCCAGGTCGGTCAAGTTGATCACCAAGCCCGAGCTGCAAGAAATCTACGATCGCCAATACTATCAGGCGATCCAGGGCGACCGTCTTCCGCCGGGCCTGGACTTCGCCATGTTCGACTTCGCGGTCAACAGCGGCCCGGTCCAGGCGGCCAAGGAACTGCAACGGGTACTCGGCGTTGGCGTGGACGGCCACGTGGGCGATGAGACGATCGCCGCCGCCCTCCAGCGCGCTGACGAGGACGAGGAGCAGTTGATCATCGATCTCTGCGACCGGCGTCTGGAGTTCATGAAGAAGCTGAAGAACTGGAAGTCGTTCAAGACCGGTTGGACGCGGCGCGTCGTCGGCAACGAAGAAGGCGTCCAGGAGCGCGACAACGGCGTGGTAGACTATGCCGTCATGATCGCCCGCAAGGACTTGACCTTCCCGATCAAGAAGTCCGATCTGCCCGCCCCGATCGGCGCGCGGCCCGGCGAGGCTCCGTCCGCCAAGGCCCTGCCGTCCGAGACGGCGGTTCTCAAGACCAACGAGGGCAAGGGCGCTCTGGCGGCTCTCGGTTCGGCGGGTGGCGCGGTCGCCACCGTGGTCGGGGCCGTGGCCAACCAAGCGCAGCAGGTCGGCGACAAGGTCCAGGTGATCAGCGACGCCACGGGGAAAGTCGTCACAGGGGTCAAGACGGCTCAGCCGCTCTTGAACGCCACGACGCTGCTGTTGTTCATCGCCGTCCTGCTGCTCGTGCTCACGGGCCTCGGCGTCGCCTATTTCGTCCACGCCTTCACGCAGCGGCAACGCGAGAAGTACGCTGCTCCGACGGCCGGTCTCTCCACGACCGAGCCGTAGGAAGCAACTTCCATGGATGGACTGGTCGGAGGGGCCGGGGCGGCACTTCTCAAGGAAGGGCTGCTCGGGGTGATCATCCTCTTGGAGGGTCTGGTGGTTTGGACCCTCTACAAGAGAAACGAAACACTGCAAACCCGGATCGAAGCGATCCAGGAAAAACGAATCGAAGCCACGCTAGAAGACGTCAAGGACAATGCCCGCGTCATCGAAAGCAACACCACTTCGATGAACGGCGTCCGACAATCAATTGACGCATTGGCCATGGTGGTTCGTGAGCGGAGGCCGGACTGATGCTCGGAAAACTCTGGAAGAACGTGTTCGGCAAAGTCGATCCCGTTGACGACATAGTTTCGGAAGTTATAGAAGCTCGGGCGGTCAAGGCTCGCGCTGAAGCCGAGAACCGGCAGGCCGCTTCGCGCGTGGAGGGCGCGGTAGGTCGGCTACTCGACGAATACCAACGATTGCGCGCCGCCGAGGTTTCCCGCACTATGCGAGAACATCCGCCCGCGCATTATTGAGGGGAGACCTCCATGAATCGCCTGACTAAGCGAAAGTTCTTCCTGTTCTGCGTCGCCGTCGCGGCTATCTATTTGGTCGCCGCCAACACGGTTCCCTCGAATGTCCTCGTCCAGGTGCTCAATGGCCTGTTCATCGGCTTCTCCGTGGCCGTGACGGTCGTGTTCGCGCCGCTGTTCTGGCGAGCGCTGCGGGAGCCGGAGTTCGACGACATCTCGCAGCTCACGATCGGCATGGGCCTGATGTGGGTGTCCATCTGGATATCGCGCGCCCTGAACGCCTATGGTCAGACCAAAGGCTTCGCGTCGGTCATCAACTCCCCCGTGGTCGGCTTCAGCGCCTACCTGGGCGTTGTGGGCCTCATGCTGCACATCACCGCGCCGGGCATGGTCCGCGACCGGTGGGTCTACAACCGGCGCATCGTCTACGCGGCGGTCGCGGGTGGATTTCTGATCGCCGCCGCCGTCATCTGGATACAAGGGACCTGACATGCTCAAGACGTGGACTGAAGCGCAGTGGAAGGGCCTCGCGTTGATCGTGGGGTCCTTCGTCATTCTGCTGATCGTGATCGGCGGCTGGTGGGTTCTCAGCGAGCCCGGTCGCCAGAAGGCCAAAGCCGCCGAGGCGCGCGGTACGGCCATTGTCGCCAAGGGGGATAGCGCGGCTTCGGCCGCCGCAGCAGGGGCCGTCGCCGACTTCGGTGATCGCCAGACCGACCGCAATCAACTGGACCAGGAGAACAGCCGTGACATTCAAAATCAGCCGGGCGCTCATGACGCTATCGCTACTGGCGTGCATGACGCCGGTATTCGCAGCCTGTGCAAGCGGGCCGCGTATCGTGACGATCCCCAGTGCGTTCGACTGCGGAAGCCGGGTCCCGCCGCAGCTCCGTAAGCGCGTTGAGGGTCCGCCAATGCCCGTGGCCGGGGAGGAAGGCGAGTGGGTCGAGTTCGGCGACAAGGCGATCGGCAAGCTCGACCAAGCCAACGACAGCAAAGAGACCGTGCTGTGGATTTACGACCGCTGCGAGGCCGAGAAACAGAAGGCCGTCGAAGCGCTCCAGCCAAGGTCGATCTGGGATCGCCTTGCTTTCTGGCGCTAGGCGAAGTAGCTTCGGACCCGCCTGTCTTTCCGTTCAGGCGTTAGTTCCTGCAAACTTGAACCCCCGGCCCGCAAGAGCCGGGGGTTTCTTTATCGGCTCCTGCCGCAGTCCAGGGGCTCCGGGTCGTCCCAGTCTCGGGCTAGGCCGCATCGGCAGATCAGTTGGTCGCCGCTCCTGTAGGCCTGACACCGTCCGCCGAGGCTCTCAGATGCCCCAGGACGGCCGGAACGCTGTCTCTGGGCTACTAGGTCCCCCAGATGATCTAAAGCCTCTCTGAGCGTTTTCTGGGGGGCAGTCATCGGAAGTTACTTCCGGTAACGCATGGGGTCGAAGGCCCTGACCAGTTTTTGCTCACTGTACTGCATCAACTCAGCGGTATCCCACAGGTCAAATCCTTCAAAGGGTCGGCCTATGAGTTGAGACATGACGGAAGGACCGCCATTGATCCGCATGTCCCGGCCCGTGAGAGGGCAGGCCCGAGGAAGCGGCTCGTTGGTATCCTGGGTTCGTTCACACCGCTTGCAGTACATCTGATCGCTGCACTGAACAGCCATACAGTGGACGTCGTGAGCCGGGATGCGCCCACGTTCCTCGAACCCCGGATGGACCGCGCTCACAACTGAACCCATTGGGCGGAATAGCCGGCGCGACGGGTCAGGGGCTCGTGAGCGGCCCGCAGCGTGTGTATGAACTCGGCGACGTCGTGGTTGGCCCGAGCGTACCCGAATTCGCGGGTTTCGATGACTAGACGCGGCGGAATGGTCAGGACGTGATGCCACATCTGACGAAGAATGTCTGGCCACAGGAACCGGATTTTCGGATCGCGATGGCTGACGCCCAGTTCGTCGGTGCGACGATTTTGAACGTTCGCACCGTTGATCGAGGCTACGTGGTGGGACGGCACGAGGATCAAAGTCCAGTCGTGCGGATCGCTACGCGGCGGGTCTTTCAGGACTGACAGAGACGTCATGGTCTCCGGGTCCAACAAACGCTCCAGCATGTCGCGGGAAACTTGTTGACCTCCGTGGGATGTGCCGGGCGGGGTTTTCATCTCCATCCGACCTTCGACGATACCCGAGCGGGGCATGGGTCCGGGGTTCTTGGGTGGCATGGTCAATCCTCCTAGCTCGAAACCTTGTGGAAGACGGAGCCGTCCAGTTTGACGCCGAAGACCGGGTGACCGGACTTGTCGAGGGACGCATAGGCGAAGTCTTCCAGGGAAGTGGGAGCCTCGGTCAGACTGTCGCCCCAGCACACGAGGTCGGGGCGCGAGGGCGGAACGACGGCTTGGGGTTCGACCTTCGGCACAACCGACGCCGCAGCGCCGATCCCGAACAAGCCAAGCAGACCACGACGGTTGATTTTCGACATGATTTTAGTCCTCCTACCCAAAGGAAAAGGCCACCGGTTTCCCGATGGCCTTCCCAGGAGATGCGCTATGAGAGAACTATGACCCTCGCGCTTCGCTTACAGCAGGCGGTCCCTTTCCGCGCAGCGGCGCAGCGTTAGAGGTCGCTGGCTTCGTCTTCGGCCGGGGCCTCCGCCTCGTCCTCGTTCTCGGTCTCGGCGTCGTCGGCCGTGCCGTCTTCCAGGGCCGGGGCTTCGCCGCCCGCCGGAGCTTCGTCTTCCAGGCCGTCCAGGGTGTCGTCGCGAACCGCCTGCTCGATGACCACCGTGATCTTGATGTCTTCCTCGACGAAGACGTCGGCCTTGGTGTTGGCGTCCACGTAGTTCCACCACGTGGCGTCCTGGAAGAACAGGACGGGCTTGACCTCGTCCTTCGGGATGATCGCGCCCTTCTTCAGGTTGTAGGTGAGCGTGGCCTTGCCCTTGCCGTTGCGGCTGGAGACCGTGTTGGTGATCTTGTACTTGGCCGTCGCGCCGCCTTCGGCCTCGACTTCACCTTCGGCCTCGCCGATGTCCTTGGCCGTGGCCTTGGTCTTGCCCTTGGCGGCGGCCTTCTCGGCGGCCTTGTCCACGACCTTGCCCGCGTTCGCGCCGTGCTTGCGGAGCACCTTGACGGCCTCGGTGAAGGCCATCTTCTCGTTGATCACGGCGTTGCGAATCTTCGGCGGCGCACCGGCCATCAGCAGCAGGTCGTCCACGAAGCGCGGCGTGCAGGACAGGTGCTTGCCGATTTCCTCGTTGGTCTTGCCGTAGCCTTCGAGGCGCTTGGCCACGATGGCCTTTTCGACCGGTTGCAGGTTGCGGCCGGAGTTGGCCTGGACCAGGGCGACGGTCAGGTCTTCGACCGACGTCGAGCCGGGCTGCACGATCACGGGGACGTTCTGGATGTCCGCGCCGTACTTCTCGTTGGCGATGTCGATGGCGGCCCGGCGGCTGTAGCCGTCCGTGATGAACAGGACGTCGGCGTTGTCGGCGTCCTTGCCCGCGAAGACGGTCAGGGGCTTGGAGCGCAGGAAGCCGTTGGCGGCCATGGACTGGGCCAGCTCGTCGATGTGCTGGTTGTAGGCCTTGGTGGCGATCCGGACGTTGAAGCCGTCGATACCGCGCAGGTTGGCGATCGGGGCGTCGAACAGTTCACCGGCGGCGGCGGAAGCGAAAGCGGTCTTGACGGCGGTCTTGATGGACCCGGCCGTGATGGTGTCAGCGTCGAACGCCGATTCCGGGATCACGAGCTTGGCGGCGGGCTTCTTGGAAGTAGCTTCGGTCATTTTGGTTTGTTCCCACGAGGAAGGTTGGACTTGGTTTGGGTGTAAGGGAAAGCTTGTTCGAACGCAACACGCCATTGACGGCGATACTCAACATACTTTTCCTGCGAACGCTGGAACCCTTCAAGGGCTTCAGGCGTTGGCCGGAACTTCACGTGAACCCGGCTCTTCTTGATCCCCGTGAAGGGACCAAGCGGCGAGACCACGCCGGAGCAGCAGCAAGGCTTCACAGGTCACCGGTCGCCGACAGGTAGAGGCCCAGAATGGTCTCCTCTTCCTGGCGCTTGGCCCGGTCCATAGCCCGAATCTTGACGACCTTCTTGCCGATCTTGACATCGAAGCCCATGCCTTTCGCTTCGGCCCAGACCTCTTTCTCCTGCTCAGCGATCTCAGCCTTCTCGACGCGAAGTTTTTCAACTCGCTCGATGACGCTCAGCAGCGCGCCTGCGGCGTTATCGCCGATCACGCTCTGCTGACGGGCCACGGCCTCGGCCATTGCTTCGTCGGAGGTATCGAAGGTGTCGTCTTCGGTAGTCCTGCTAGGCATCGTTTCTTTTCTCCGTTGTCGCTATCTTTGGCGCTACGGATTTCAGGTGTCAAGCTCTTCGGAAGTTATTTCCGACATGAACAGCGAAAAAGTTTCGATCAGGCGATCCACGACCTCCTCCAGGCGGCCTTCCGGCGTGTCCGGGTACTTCGGCCGAGCTTTACGGTTGTCCGGCTTGCAGTGGTTCGCGAGGAACTTGGCGTACATGGCGACGCCCTTGGCCGTGGCTTCCTCGGCGGTCGAGCCGTAGATGCTGGTCATGAGCGTCATCGTCGGGTTCTGGTAGAACTGGACGAGGTACATCTTGTCCATGGGCGTGTTGTCCGGATCGATGTCCTCGTCACGCAACACGTAAACCCGGCGCGGGAACATGCGGTCGATCAGCTCGACGATTTCTTGGGCGGTTCTCACGGGTAGGCTTCCTTGATGGACCGCGCGCGGTCGATGGTGACGTCGATCAGGCCGAGATCGACAACGGAGGCGCGACGCCAGCGGGTGCGCGTTTCGCTGAAACACGTACGCCAGTCGTAGTCGTCGAAGGCTTCCTCGACGAACAACGCCAGCTTGCCGAAAATTCCGGAGCGCCATTCGCAACGTCCAGTTAGGCACGGTTTCATAGTCGGCCCTTTCCGATCTTGAGTTTGCGCAGCTTCTTGCGCTTGACCGGCGGCCGGGGCTTCGGCTGGATCGGTTTGACGTACACCGGGACGTCCATGGCGGCCTTCTGGTGGCTCAAGGCCAGGGAAAGCACCGCCGCTGCGTGGAGGGCGACGCCCCGGCCGCCGGTCACGCCTGCGATCAGACTGATGTTGACCTTGGGTGATTTGCTCACGAGTTGGCCTTCCGCAGGATGGCGTCACCGTGGCAAACCTTGGGCGCGCAGAAGCAGAGGAGATGCTTGCCCCGCAGGGCCGACACGTCGAGGTTCGGCAGGACTTCCCGCTCGAACCGACGAATGACCTCGGCGCGGTCGCCGTGTTGTCCGATCTTGAACGGGTTCCCGTAGTCGGAACCACGGCCGATGTACACTGCACTTGCCGGATAGTCGCCGGGGCCGTGTTTGTTCCAGACGCGAGGGATCATTTCAGAAGTTCCTTCTCACGCTCTTGACGTCGAGCCACGCCGACAATCCGCGCGCCGGTCTTGCCCTGCGGATCGATAAGCTGGGGGCGCGACCGGCCGTGGAGTTGACGCATGACCACGACCTTGACCGGCTGGTCCAGCGTGTTGAAAACGACTGCGTATAGGCGAGGCGGCCCGTCACCGCGCGCCGAACGAGCCTCTACGGAGACCATCCGCATCAGCGGTCCCGGCTGCGGGACCATGACGTTGCAGACCTTCGGTTTGACGCCGAGCGGATGCCCGTGGCCGGGCGGCGTAGCCCACATGACGGCGATCATTCGTCGACTCCCGTATGCTTTTGATCGTCATACCAGCCGCCGAACCGATCGACCGCCGGGCTGAAGTGGCAATCACGCATCCATGTACAGCGATGGCGCAGGAGGCCAGTGTCCGGCCACTTGTCGATGACGGGTCCGTAGAGGATGCGGCCGAAGAAGTTGTGAGCCTTCACCGCACCCCGCTTCCGGACGTGTGGATATCCGCCGTGGCTGGCGTCGTGCGCAGCAGTCAGGCCAAGGTCCGCGAAGTGCATCATGCGCCGCATCTTCGACTGAAGATCGATGATCCAGTTCCAGTAGCGTCCGGTGGTCTCTTGCAGCTCGTCACGCTGGCGACGCAGACCATCGTTTTCCTCGCTCAACTTCATAACGAGCGCCTCAAGAGACTTAATGTACGCGGCGTACCTGTCACGATGGTCATCCATTATTCCTGCTCCTCGTTGTCGTCGCCGATCCCGAGACGTTGGACCAGCTCTTGTACGTACATCTTCTCCTCGACCTCGCGCTGGAGGGAGGCGTCCCACTTGTCCACGTCGCGGACCTTCTCGACCGCGTCGCGGATCAGGCGTTGAATTTCGGCGGGTTCATGGGCGTCCAGTTCCCAGCACTCGTCCCCGTGCGGCCAGTTTTTGATCCGTAGGTCCCGGTCCTTGATCGGGTTCGACGGCAGGTCGAACTCTTCGACTTGATCGTAGGTCAGGGCGAGCCGCTGGACGAGGATCGGCGTGCCGCAGTACAGCGTGAGCTTTTCCTGGATATCACGGTACATGTCGAGCCCGGCCCAGTCGTAGTCCGAGAAGTAAAAGATGATCGGACGTTGACCGTTCTTGATGTACTGGGCGAACCGCTGGGCCGCACGCCACGCCTCGGAGTGGCTGTTGTAACCCTTGGTCGCGTAGTAATCGACCTCAAGCTCGTTACAGACCTGCCCGAGGATTCCTTCCTGCGACTTCTTCTCGACCCAGAACTCCGGACGCATGGGCTGGTCCGCCCACTTGTCGCGGGTGTACTGGTTCTCGATGCCCTTGAAAAGGTCGTGGGGGTGCTCGGTGTAGCCGAGACCCTTAAGGCCACGCTCCAGGTCCACAATGGCCGTCCAGCTAACCAGACCAGCCTCGCGAGCCCGGCTCAGCAGAGGGATCAGGTTCTTGTAGTTGGCCTGCGTGTTGTCGTAGTCGGCCCGGTTGGTCAGCTTGTAGTGAATCTGGCGAACCGTGAGCTTCTGTTTCATCTCCTCGTACTCCGCGATGATCGCGTTGACGTGGGAGATCAGGATCAGCGATTTGTCGCGGAACTGGTGATCGACGTATTTGCGGAAAACGGTCATGAAGTGACCCTAGTCGTACCCGAAAACCGTGTCAAGCGGCTCGGAAGTTATTTCCGAAGACGGTCCTTCAGGGTGTCGAGAATGGCTTCCGCTTTGCTCGTGCTCTTGCGCAGCTCGGCGAAAGCCTCGGAGATCGGCGTGTGACATTTCCAGTGGCGGGTCTTCTTGGTTTCCTTGTTGGCCACGAGGCCATAACAAGGTTCGCCGCCGAGGATCGCCTTGCCGCAACGATCACAGGTCCAGCCTGTAGGTTCACCTTCACGCATCAGAAGTACGGCTCCTCTTCATCGCTCTCCACGAAGGAGGCCCAGCGATCCCGCTTGACGGCCTCTTCGTGGGTCAGCTCGACGTACTTCGACACGCCGAACTCACGAACGGCGTTCAAGTCGTAGTGCGGCGAATCTTCCTTCGGACACGAGCCTTTGCACTGAGACCAATCGTCTCCGCTGAGTTTCTTGCATTTTTGACACTCAACATACTCGCTTACCGTGGTCAACGTCTTGCTCCAGGTTCACCTTTCCACATCACGGTACCCAGGCCCTTGCAGGCATATCCTTGGTAGCCGCGCTTGCGGATTCTGTAGTTTCGTTCACCGATGGTCTCAAACAGGTACATCGTAAGCGCGCCGTAGCCGAAATCGAACACGCAGTAGTGGAACCGCACGCCCGGCATCATGCTAGGCTTCCACGAGTCCTTGACGTAGAGCCGGACTTTCTGGTCGATGCTGGGCTTGGTCCGCTTCATCGTCTCAACCTATCCGAATCGGCAGGACGAACGGAAGCGGCGGAAGAGGATTAAAGGTGCAATCACTGCACTTCTCGTCGTCCCCAATTGGCCGGTCGTAGTGCGCGGGTACCGTCCAGGTTTTGCCGTTCGGACGGCGCAAAGCGATGTGCCGAGGGCAGATGACCCATCCGTCCCAGTAACGACGCCAGCCTTGTTTCTCCCTGGTCGAGAGTGCGCGGTTCATACTAGCTCAAAGCTCCTGCGGGTTTCGCCTTGTCGGCTTGCTTGTAGATCGACACACGTTCACCGGCCTCGTAGCCAGCACGGCGCATGTGGGGGTTTCCCTTGGTCGGGGTCGGGCGATAGCTCCAGCCGCCACGGGAGACGTAGGCGGCGCGGCGCTTGGCGTTCTTCTCCTCGCGCTTGCGCTCCTCGGCCCGCTCTTTCTCGCGACGCTCGTAGTAGGCCTTGGCCTCTTCCGGGTTGTCGGCGCACCACTGGACCCATTCGGCCTCGGCTTCCGCTCGGGCCTTCGCGTCCCTGGCGCGGCTCTCGGCGATGCGGGCTTCCTCGGCCGCCTTGCGAGCATGGCGCTCCGGGTCCAGGAAATCCTTGTTGGCCTCTTCCTCGTCCTTCGTGTAGGTCGAGAGCGTGATCGCGCGCTCCATCGACACTGTGGACCGGCCTTCCTCGCGGGCCTTACGCTCGCGCTCCAGCTTCTCGTCGGCCTCGCGCTGCTTCTGTTCGATCTGCGCATCGTACAATTTCTCGCAGACCCGTTCGGCGATCCCGGCGCGGTACTCGTTGGCGTCGGTGCTGTAGTATTCGATGTCGCGCTCGTTGCACTCGTCGCGGGTGATCCGTTCGATCGCCTGCTCCAGGTACTCGGCCATCATGTGCGTAGCCTTGACGTTCATCGTGCGGCCGACGACCCGGTGGAATGGCAGGAACCGCTCACGGTCGATGACGCGCTTGAAGCCGGTAGGCGTGCCGATCGTCTTGTAGGTGACCGTGCGCTCGGTGACGATGAAGTGCAGACAGAAATTCAGCTTGGCGACGTCGCCCCACAACTCCTGTTGCCACTTCTTGTGGCCGGATTTGAACTTCAGCTCGGACCGCTTGCCCTTGTCGCCCGTGTTCTGCTCGATAGCAGCGGTGGACAGGTTGTAGAGGCGCATCCACTCCTCGGCCTTCGCCATCGCGCGTTCGGCCATGATCGGGTTGGACTTATCCGCAGCCATGCGGAGCATCTTTTCGATCTTGTGGGCGATCTCAAGTTGCTCGGGGCTCAGTTCGTTGTCGGAAGTCACTTCGGCATGATCCTGCTGTTGTCGAGGTGGAATTGCTTGATCAGACCCGCGAGGCGCTTGTCCTCTTCATCGTAGGCAACTTGGCTGATCTTGCCGCGCTTCAGTTCCCAACGCAGTTCCAGGCGCTCACGGCACAAGGCGTTGAGGTCCCGGACACGAGGCGGCATGACTTTAGCTTCAGCCGCCATCACGTCGGCCATGAGCGCGGTATCCTCATCCTCGTAGCTGACAACACCGTTGTCGGCTCGGATGACCGCGCTCATGACGTACTGTTCGAACCTGTCTTCCTTGATCCGGGTGAACTTCTTCACGCCGTTCTCGGTCCAGGTGATGCGGAGGGTCTTGATCATGTCGCGAAACTATCGACACGGTTTTGCCGTGTCAATAGTCGCTGGTGAGTTTTATCGCGGCTTGGCGTCGTGCCGGGCCTGAAGTTCCTTCCGGGGCTTGGCGAGGACGCGGGCGAACTCGTCCTTCTCGCACGTGACCACCGACAGGCCGAGAGCCTCGGCTGTCGCCATGGTCGTGACCGCGACGCCGCCGAGTTCCTGGGCTACGTCGCCAGCCGGGTTGCGCACGACGTGCTTGATCAAGTCCTTGCAGAGCTGCTTCAGGTAGTCCTTCCGGCCCTTCGGCGTGACACTGGCGGTCGAATGATCCGGACCGCTGTCCGATTCGAGAATGTACTTCACGCGAATAGCGTCAACGAGTTCGAGCTGTTCTTCCAAGCCGCGAGTAGCGCGCTGCTCCAGGCTGGCGGCGATGTCGCCCCAGGTCCGTTTGGCGAAGTTGAAGAACTTGGTTTGCCGCCGGTCGCGGGCGTCTTCTTCCAGGTTCTTCTCGGGGTATTTGCGACGCTCGGCGAGCACGGCGTGAGCGTGAGCGCAACTCGATCGCAGTTCTTCGGGCTCAAGTTCCGCCGGGTCCATGTCGTTCACATCCAGTAGTCGGTGAAGTTTGTCGAACGGCTCCAGGGCCGTCTCCGCGATCTCGGTCCGGCGATACCAGTAGCCGAGCGTCTTCCCCACTTCGATAGCGATAGAGCCGTAAAACCGCTCGGCCATGTCCTCGGGGATTTTCGAGGCTGGGTTCGTGGCGTAGAGGTGAGCGATCCCGAAGTCGATGACGTCGGACAGCTTGAAACCACCGACCTCCAGCTTCTTCAGGTACTCGGTCGTGCGGTCGCCCGCCTCGCGTTGTTCCTGATAGACATCGTCCTTGGCCGCGCCGAAAGACCGCCATTGCCTGCCCATCTGGATTTCACCCTGGAAGCGCTCGATATCTTGCCCGGACCACTTGACCCATTCCAGGAAGCCAACATCGGAGCCGCCGAACACGCGGTGCAGGCCACGGCCGATGGACTGCCACGCGTCGTACGTGAAATGGTTCGGGTTCAGCTTGGCCAGCTCTTCACGAGCCAGGGTGCGACTGTCGTTGCCCTTGCACAACTCAACGAACCGCTGAACCGTCAGATGAATTTCAGCGTCGCGGCTGTTTTGCTCAGATTGATCGATATCGCTCATTTTGGTTGAATTCCTGCTTTTTGAGGTTTCGGAAGTTACTTCGAGATTTCGTGGGTCCACTTGGGCTCATGGGTCCCTTCGCAGGGCTCCAGCAGGCCGATGAAGGTTTCCGCACCCGTGGTCGTGTTCAGCACGAACAGCATCAGGCTCACAGCGCCGATCGGGGTCTTGGCCGTGGCCCGGCGGAATACCCTGCGGCATTGCGACTTGGCCTTGGCGTCCGAGGGCGCGTTGAACTTGACGTCCGGCTGGACGGCCGGGGCTGCGCTGTTGGCAAGACGATACAGGTACTTCTTCACGGCTTAGGACTCCAGGGTTGCAGCTCGGATTCATTGTAGCCGAGCATCAGGGGATGACGAGGATGACCGTCAGCGGTGACGGCCAGTGAGTAGAACTCCACGCCCAGTTTTTGGCCATAGAGGTAGATGCGGCGAACCATGGCGGCCAGTTGACGTTGGGCCGCGCTGTTAAGACCAGCGCCAGCGCCGTGAGCCATGATCACCGGCCAGTTGCGAAGCGCCGCCTCGTAGAGCGCGGTTCGCAAAAAAGCTCGGTTGTGCTCGCCGATCGCGACGTCCCGCCCATGCTCGAACAAGAACTTCGGGTTCGTGGAGCGCAGCGCGAACGGGTTGATGATGCCGTACTGCTTCGCGCCGTGCAGTCGGGCGAACCCGTTGCACTTGCGGTCCGTAGGGTCCCGCTTGGCCTCGGCGGCGATCGACGGGTTCAACATGCAGAAGAGCATCATTTGAAGCCGCAGCTCCATGGTCTCCAGCGGGCGTTGCTTCGAAAAGCCCTGCACCTTGGTTCCGGGAACCGTGACCATCGTGTCGCGTCGCAGCCACAGGCGATAGCCGAGCGGCTTCTGCACCGTGGCCGTTCCCTTGCGAACCGGGATAGTCGTGGCGTACTCGATGCAGGCCTGATCATGCCACCAGAGGTCAGGCATGTTCTCCAGGGCGTAGGGACTGAGCATTAGCCCAGGACGCCGCTAGAACGCTGCATGTGCAGCGGAGCCTCGAACAGGGCCAACACCCGCTCCTGGAGCTTCTGGTGGGCTTCCTCGACGGCGTAGGCGTGGAAGGTACGCCGAACGATCCGGCGGTCGTAGTCGCGGCAGAGCACGACTATCTTCTCGTTCTTGCCGACCACGACTCGGAGGATAGGCCTGCTCCCGGCGATCAGGCGGGCGGTGTCACGCCAACGTCGCTGGATGCCGACTGAGAACACCAAGGGAAGCGTGAGGTTCGACGAGGGGCGGAACTTGAGATCAGGCCCGGCCGAGGCCAGGACGACAGGTTCTTCCGGCGGATGACCGTGGGTGACGATGTCGTTCCACTCCGCTTCAATCCTCGGATGGATTTCGCGGAATTGATCACGCAGGCGCATCGCTTCCTCCGGGCTCATGGGCTTGCCGTAGGCGGCCCAGAGCGCCGGATTGTGCGTGGTGAACCGACGACCGGTCCAACGCCCGCGAACTTCGCCGTGTCGGATCACAGCCCGATCTTCCGGGTCAGCTCGGCGGCGCGGCCCCGAAGTTCCTTCGCGTCCTGGCGCGCGGCTTGGGCGCGGACGTTGTCGCCAAGGCGGGTCGCGTTGATGGCGACGCCGATGGTCTTGTTGGCGTGCTGATACAGCTCGTTGGGGGTGACTTCACGCATGTCGTTTCTCCTAGCGCTTGCGCTTGTTGAACTTCTGGTAGTCCGAGGGCGTGGTGATGCCGAGACGAAGCATGAGTTCTTCCTGCACCCTCTGCTTGTTCAGGAGCATTTGAAGAATCATCGTATCATTCGGCGCGTAGACAACGCCGCTGGGGTAGGCTTGCATCGCGGTCGTCGCGGCGGCGTAACCGACGTCCCAGCTTTCGATGTCCACGTGATACACCCCGGTCGTCTTGTCGTGGAATCCGTAGTAACGGCGTTCCATAGACAGGTCCACGACCTTCGCGGCGGCCAGGGTGACGAGGGCTGTGTCGGTCTTGCGCCGGGCCGCCGCGACGATCGAATATCGGATGCGGTCTTCTTCGGTAGGCCAGCCGCCCTTGGCCATCAGCCAACCGACGATGCGGGCTTCCTGCTCCGCGAAGTTCATGTTGATGATGCGCTTGCGGACGCTCTCAACCTTGCGGTTGAGCTCCTTCATCGCCTCGGGGACGTGTACGTTTTGATAGTCCCATTTCGCCGGACAGGTCGCCCAGCGCCCCGTGGCCGAGGGCGGGGTCTTAAGCAGCGGACTGTCGAAGTACAGCCGTCCAGTTGCGGCCTTGAAGGGTGACATTCTGGTCACCGCGAGGTCGATCGGGTCTTGCTCGCGGTCCGGATTAAATCCGAACTCCATCCACCGTCGATCCGCTTCCGCTGCGGCAGCACGAGATTCGGGCGTACCGTACGACCGCCCGGAGAGATCACCCGCATGGTGGATCGTAACCGAGACGCCGGGGATATCCAGATCACCCTCGTACACCGGAACTTCACCGATCATGCCGATTGGTTCCTCGCAGGTATAGAAACCCGGTTCACCAAGCGACGGCGGGGCGAAGTGGGAGCCCGGCCGACCGCAGTTCGGGCAGGTCGGATTCTTGGCATCCCGAATCGCTTGTTCGCGACGTTCGATTCGACCCTTCCACCACGCCCGCTGCTCTTCGTGGGTCATCTCGTGCGGACGCTTGGTCTCGCCAGCCATGGTTACGCGGTCCTCGTGATGACGAAGCAGAGGATGATGTTGTGCCCCCGCGTCGTCGAGAAATCCCCGGTGTCGCTGGTGTAGGTCTTGCCGGTGTCCTGCGTGGCGCGAGACATCGCCGAGCGGGCCACGTTGTGCAGCTTCTCCTTCTCGGCGGCGATCAGATCGCTCGTGGCGTCGTCAACCTTGATCTTCTTGGACAGCACATGGCTGTCGCCCACGTCGAGGCTGATCAGCATGTTCATGACGCTAGGGCGGGCGATAGTCGTAGCAGCGGCCATAGGTTTGTTCTTTCTTGGAAGTTACTTCGGGAAGTGGACGTAAGCCCAGAGGCCCACGTTGTAAAGCGTCACGGCGGCGATGATCAGGAACATGGCCATCATCGCGCCGAAGTAGCCGCCGACGACGATCCAGAAGAGGTTCTCCCAGATCGTACGCTTCGGCCCGTGCGTGAGCTGCGGGAGGATGAAGGGCGTGTTCAGGCCGCAGAACATGGTCAGAACGAACACGATGGCGATGGCGAGCTGCTGAGCGGTCATGTGAGCCATCAGAACTCCTCCACGTCTTCGGCGCGCTCTTCCGGCTCGACCTGCGCCTTGCGGGCGTCGGGGAGCGCGTGGGCCAGACGGTTCAGCTCTTGCAGAACGCGGTTGCGCTGCGTGTCGAGGAACTGGCTCCCGAAATTCATGGCCACCAGTTCCTCGACGATGTGGAGCAGAACTTCCTCGTAGATCGGGTTCTTGCCCGGCACGGGACGCTCGACGATCCGGAACTTGGGGTCGCCACCGTCGATGACGTTCATGGTCTTGGCGATGCGCTCCAGGGACGCCGACGCGGTGTCCTTGCTGGGTTTGTCCCAGTATTCGAAACCCGCCACGATGACCGGGTTGTCGGCCTCGCCGCCCGTCATGTTCCAGAGGGCCAGAAACCGGTCGTTGATGTAGTCGATGACACGCCAGGGCGTGTCGCTCGGCGGGTTCAGCTTGCGGGTGTCCACGGCCATGTTAGCGAGCCTTCTGGACCGGAACGCACACGGCGGTCACGGTCGTCCGGTTGGCCCCGGCGCGCGGGGCGTTGATGATCGCCGAGGCGAGCTGCTTGCAGCTTTCCCGGCTGGCGATGTTGTCGATGTGGTAGCCCGACACGCCGCCGGTAGCGGTGCTTAGGTTGCCGACCCACACGATCGTCACGATACAGAGCCAAACAGTCACGCGGTGCTCCTAGAACTTGTCGATGAAGTAGATGACCACGGCGACCGTGAACGAGGCCGACGCGCCGCCGACGAATCCGCCCGCCGCGCAGAGGATCGTGACCAAGGCGTTTTCGCCCCACCAGCGGCACTGCATGGCGGCGGCAAGCGTGGCCGTGAAGACGAACACCACGGTAGCCGCGATGATCGCGTAGGCGGCCCACGGCGACGGCGGCGGAAGGGACATAACCCAGTCGCGAATCATCAGAGGGTCCTCTTGCCGCCGCAGAGGGTGCAGGTTTTGGGCTTGGTCATGACTTCGACGATGTCCTCGACGGACGGGATATGAAGGTCGTCGGCGGCGATGGTGTCGCCCGGCCGCACGCCAAAGTCCTCGCGGTAGATGATACCGGTCCGGCCGTAGGAATCGGGCATATCGGCCTCGACCGTCACGGCGTCGTCGATACGAGCGCCATAGCTGACGGTGATCTCGCCGTCCGTTTCCGCGAATTGGATCGACACGCTTTGGCCGAGTTGGATGGTCACAACCACGGGGTCGGATGCGTAATGCTGCTTGGCCATCGGTCAGCCCCTCCCGTCGCCATGCGGCTGAACCGTGGCTTGGCCCTTGCGCAGGGCGAGAATGGTCTGTGCCTCATCCGGCGTGACCATCATCGGAACGAGTTCGCCTTCACGCAACGGCTCGTAGCCGGGCTTGAAGGTGATGACGCCAAACTGACCATCGAACACGGTGACGGTGTGACCGTCGCCCGCCTTCATCAGTTCCAGATTGATCCTGGCCGAGAAAGGCTCGGGGCCTTCGCCAGGGATCATGATCAGCGTCTCGACGGCCATGTCCTGGCCTGCCGTGAAGCTGATGTCCGTTTTGGTGTTCAAGTCCATGCTTAGTTCCCTGCTATCCCGGTGTCCGGGTTGTCGTTGAAGTCCAGACCATAGACCGAACCTGAAAACCGTGTCAAGCGCCTCATATTCCCCTGATCCAGGTGACGCCCCTAAACGCGGATTAGGGTGAGCTGCGAGAAATCAACGGGATTAGGGTCATTCCGAATGTCGTCACACCGGGTGTGCAGAATCCCTCTCGTGAGCGGGTGTGTCCTCTCGCGGGCGCTCGCACGTAGGCGGTCAGGTGCGAGGGCGTGCGGTGGATAGCTCCCGCCCGCTTTTCGTTTGTCGGGGTGTCGGGACTGCCGACGCCCTTAAGCCGGAAGTAACTTCGAAAAATGTTCGACGGGGCGTTGACACGGCTTTTCCGTGTCACTAGGTGTTGTGTCGGGCCGCCAAGCCGGGGCCTGATCTTTGGAGGCGAAAGCCATGACTACCGTGTTCGCAAACCCGCAAGTCGCTCACGTCTGGGCGCAGCAAAACCAATCGGAAGGCCGTTCAAGCAACGGGAACTTTTGGTTCCGCGACACCACGATTTTCAGCTACCGCACGCCGCTTGCTCGGATGTACTTCCGCAAGGGCCTCAAGGTCGCCCTGATCGGCGTGGAATCCTACTCTCCGACCACGGCGGCCCGTCACCTTCCCGCCATCCACCGCGCCGTGGACTACGGCCGGGGCGACTACCGGGCTTTTCGCGTTCCGTTCATCGGAACGTACGGCGGGATGCGAAACCGCGAGCCGGAGGAAATCGACCACGTGGCGAACCTTGCTCACCTGGAGGCGCGTTACGGTGCGTACATCGATCAACAAAGCGCAAGCCGAAGCAAGTTCCGTGCCGAGGGCCTGGACCTGCTGAAAGAGTTGATCGCCATCGCTAACCACGCCATCGAGTACGCCCGGCTTTTCGACCTCTCCCCTGCGAGCTTTGACGTCACCGCCGATACGGCGCGAATCGAGGCGGCCCGCGAAGAGGCGTTGACGCCGGAAGCGCAAGCCCGACGCGCTGCGGATCGCAAGCGGGCGGCTGAACGCAAGGCCAAGCTGAAAGCGGAGACTGTCGCCAAGTGGCGCGAGGGCCAAGGGTTCGGCTTGTCGGGAGACACGGCCCTAGACGACAACGGCGGGGCCTTGCTCCGCGTGAAAGATGGCGAGCTGCAAACGTCGCTAGGCGCTCGCGTCCCCCTGGACCACGCGGTCAAGGTCTTCCGCTTCGTGAAGCTCTGCCGAGAACGCGGCGTGTCGTGGGAACGGAACGGCAAGGTCATCCGCGTGGGTCACTTCACGGTGGACCGCATCGAGGCGAACGGGGACTTCCGCGCCGGGTGTCATCGGATCAACTGGCCGGAGGTCGAGAACGCGGCCCGCCTCGCCGATGTGCTGGACACGTCGGCGGACGACTCGGCCTTGGAGGTTCATCAATGAACGTCGCTCGCAATACGTTCGCGGTCTTCTGGTCCATCCCCGGCCGTCCGCGCCAGCAGTTCCACGCGGACCTCGCCAAGCCGCTGTACCCGACGCCCCGCGCCGCCGTCGAGGGGTTCCGCGATATGTTCCCACGTGATGTGGTTCACAGCGTGCGGGATGGCTCCGGCCGGTTCCTCGCCTTCAAGGGGGCCTGAAGATCGTGGGAAAGACCGGGAAGCGTCGGACCCGCAAAGTCCGGCGTCAGGCCAAGCAGGTCATCAAACACGGTGCGGGCGCTAAGCGCGTTCACAAGGCCATCGGGGGCCGCAAGGGTTCCATTCACCACAAGCGTCTCAAGTCGCTTCTGCAAATGTCGGAGACAACGGAATGACCGAACACCAACGCCGCCGCGCCCTCATGCTGGCGCTTCAAATGCTCCGGGCCGAGGCCCTGGAGCTGTGCGACCGCGCCGAACACGGCCGGTACGTGGACCCGATCGAACTGGACGCCGCGACCATCGTTCGCGACTGGTCCAGCACACAACCGGAGTTTGTCTAATGACCTACGCCCCCATTTCGCGCATCCCCGCGAAGCGTCTCAACACGGCCGGGAGCGCCTTCGGGTTCGACTTCACGCCAGCGGCGGGCGACTCGACGGTCTATGACCTTCGCGAACTGAAGGTCCGTAAGGGCGACGGCGGACGCGGGAAGGGCGTCGGCTCCCGGCTGTACGTGTGCCTCAACACGGCGCACAGCATCAACCACGGTGGCGCTGTCGCTTGGCTGAACGTCCTGCAACCGCACGGAACATACCGCCGCGAGTACGAGACACGCCGGTTCAAGGGCCAAATGATTCGGGCCTGCGCTGACGCCCGTGACCTAGCCGAACGCGTAGCCGTCGATATCGCACGGCGCGGCGGCTATCAGTTCGTGGTCGTCACGCATGAGACATGACGACCTAGGAAGCCGGTTCAGGCGGGCCGGGTGGCAATGCGCGGCGGTGATCGCCGTATGGCTCGCGTGGTTCGCCTGGATGATTTTCCGACACGGCAGTTGACACGGGAATTCCGTGTCACTACATCAAGGGGGCGGGGCGAATTGCGTCCCGTCCCTTTCGCTGTCTGGAGACGCCCCGATGATCCGCACCGACGATGCCCAAGTGATCCGCTTCGTTGAAGAGCTGGACACCCTGAACATGCTGCTTCCGCCTGCCGAGCGCGTCTATGCGTACAAGGTCGGCGCGAACGGCTACGGCCGGAACGCCGTCCCTATGTTCTCGCACGATGCGGATTTCTGGGCCGCCGTGTCGGACCTGCAAACGGCCAATGGTCACCGCCGCATGTTCGAGGCGCAAGCCGCCCGTTCCCCGGTCAAGGCCGAGAAGCCGTTCCGCGCCTGGATAAATTCGCCTTGCTTCTCCGGTTCGTGGGACTTCGCGACCGTCGAGGAAGCCCGCCAATATCTGACGCACCAAATCAACGCCAAGCGCGGCCGAGTCTACATCGGCGGCGCTCCGGCCGGTCCGGACGCCGTTGACCCCATGGGTTCGTTCGTCCAAGGCCCGGAAGGCGTCGTGGAAACGATTTACGAAATGGGCTGGAGCCGTCGTGGCCCGGACGGCTGCTATGTGTTCATGGAACCGGCCGCCCCCGTGGTCGTCGAGACCGTCACCGCCACGCATCCGGAGAGGGGCGAAACCGCGACCATCACGACGACCTACGACGCCAACGTGCTCGCCACGTCGTCGCGCTTCAATCGGGTGACGGCGGTCCTGGATTTCGAGCGCCCGTTGTCGGCGGTCAGTGACGGTGAGATGCGGGCGCAGCTCGGCAAAATCGAGCGGCAAATCCTGGCGTCGGTGGACGGCGTGACGGAAGTGACGGTTCACGCCGGACTCGCGTCAGCCCAAGAGGCTGACAAGCCCGCCGTCGAGCGGTTCACCTACGACTCGAACAACGATTGGTTTCTGTTCGACGGTTGCCGCGTGGCTGACCTGAACGCGCACGGCGCGGGCATGTACGAGGTCTGGCCGCAAGGCGTCTTGAAGGAGTACATCGCGGGCATGTTGGGCTCGCACACCTTCTTGCACCATGGCCGGGCCGCCGCTGAGCTGTACGTTCGCAGCCTCGTCGCTGGCGCTCAGCATTGCCACTATCTCGCGAAGTAACTTCCGACCTGAACCTCTAACCTAGGACACACAGACATGAACGCTCAACGCCGCAAAGACATCGAAGCTATCCGGGCTCGCCTGGAGCAAATGCAGACCATGCGCGACGACATCCGCGACGAGGTCGACTCGCTGCGGGCCGACGAGAACGACGCCCGCGAGAACCTTCCTGACAGCCTCAAGGAAGGCGAGAAGGGCGAGAAAATGCAATCCGCCGTGGACGCCCTGCAAGAGGTCTACGACGCCCTCGACGGCCTGGATTTCGACGAGCTGTTTTCGCAGCTCGACACGGCCGGTGAATAGCACGCCAGTTAGCCCCCGGTCCGCCGGGGGCTTTCTCGTCTGCTAGAGCACGGGAGAAGCAAGCATGACTATTCGCCTCACAAAGGCCGCCCTCTTGGCCGAGACCATGCCGGAGGACATCGCGGCCATGGTCGTGACCTACCTCGATGAACCGGCCCTACTGGACGCCGAGGCCCAAGAGGCTGCGGCCTACCTGCTGGACCATGACCACGTCGAGGACGCGGCCCGCATGGTGTGCAGCCGGGTCGCCGCGAGCGTGCCTCAACTGACCTTCCACTAGGAGCGTACCTCATGCGTTGCTTCATCTATCAAGCGGGCCTGCTGTGCGAGACGTGCGGCAACCTACAGGCCGCGCTACTCGACCAAGAGGGTAAGCCCGACACGGGCGACTCGGATGGATATCCACAAGGGCCGTACTGCGTGGGGGAGGCGGATGCGCCGCAGCACTGCGAGATGTGCGCGGTCTTCCTTGAGAACCCGCTGACTGAGGAAGGCCGGGACTATCTGGCGCACGTGGCGCTAGGCGGACGCAACCCGCCCATGTTGGGCGTCTGGGCCGCGTTCTACGCACCGCACACGGGCATAGAAGGGCTGGCCCAGTGGGCGGCCCGACGACGGGCCTAGCGTAGGCTCCTCGACTCATTGACCCCCGGCTGTCATGGCCGGGGGTTTTTCTTTGTCTGCTACATGGCCCGTCTGGCGCACCCGCTAGGCGGGCTTTCTGCTGTCTAGGGGGCCGGTTCTAAGGGGCTTGGCTAGGTCAGTGGCGGGGCGGTGTGAGAGGTGGCCTCAGTGGCCCGCTAATCGGCCTTGCCGTGGATCGTATCCGACTATGTCGGGGCCTCGCCGATGGCGACGCGGAAGTTGCTTCCGAGGGTCAGAGGATCGAGAGGGCCTAGCAGGGTGCGAGGGTCAGAGGGTCGGACGTTCGGATCACGTCGAGGGTCGAGAGGGCAGGTCAGGCGGGCGAGCTGCGAGGCTCACGGGTTCGGATCACACGGCCCCGTGCATGGCGAGCGGGTCCCTTTTCGAGGGGGTAAGGGGTGGGCGAGGGCGCTGAGC